ACGTCTCGGGAATCGTCGCAAGCAATTCGGCCAAACGACGACCAAAGTATTGACTTGTCTTCCTTTCATTAATCTTATGATTGTTATACCATTCACCATTGTCCGATTTCATCAACAATTCGATAGACGATATATGTTGCGTCAATTGTGTTGTCGGATACCAAGATCGCAATTGTTTCAATCGATATATTGCATTTTGTCTATTTGTATAATGCTGATTGAAGCCCCCCCTTCCTTGGTTTCGAATAGCATACGTAAATACGACAGGCGTTTGATTATTCGACATGGCTTTTCTCCGGTTAATGGTTCCCGACATACTCAAAAGAATATGTCACATATCGCACTATTCGGACGTCGAATTGAATTAACCTAGTGCCCATGCAGATAGTGCGAAGTATGTCATATTGTTTTGGGACTCAGCAGACTTTTGAAAAGTCTGGTATATCAATCTTTATTTTGATTAATTTTATTTAATTAACTTTGATTTTTCCCATTTCCTACCTTGTTTGTCATTGTGCGACTCCCGTACATAGATTAGACAAAAGCTCATCCGAACTAGCAGATTCTAACGCTAAAATGACTCATCTAATTGAATAGATTTTTATCGTCAATAGGTCTAATCGTTTCCGGTGTTAACGTCGGAGCTCCGATCGGTGATCAGGATCAGTCAGATCGACAGGGATCACAGATAGGCTACTCACGGACACAATACCCAAACTCAGTCCTCAGAAATGGGGGGACGGCTTTCGTGATTTCACGCAATACCGTAGTTCTCAGTTAAATCAAGATTATATATTGCATGTCTTGATTATAACTACGATATTGCGATTTTGCCGGGAAGTGCATTTCCCGTACTACTCGCCGTTCCACAAATTGTCAAAGAACTATCCGACGGCCTCGTCAGGACACGCGTTACGTGTCGACCGGAGATTCCTCCGGTTTCGGCCTAGTTTATCGCGACGTTAATTCGATTTCATGGCAACGAACCGGCTTTCCCGTCTCTTCATTCTGCACAGCGTAAATGGGAGAGTTGTCGTCGCCTACGATCCGAGCGAGAATTGTTCCATGCCAACCTACTGACCGCGTGCCATTCTTGCGAACAACCTTTTGGCCAATCTTGAATTTGTAAATCTTGCCTTCGAGATATTTGATATTATTTGCGTACGATTGAAGTGAATTCAGCACAGCCAGTTTTTGCTCTGGGGTTCCATTAATGGCAGTATCAATTGCGGCTTGGAATTTCTCTGTGATCTCGGCCAACTCTTTGATTGCCTCGGATCGAACGGCCAGATAATCCCAGTGAGCAACACCAGTCGTTTTGATTGCAGTGGTCATAATTCATTTCTCCAGTTTCGGTTCCCAGTAGTCGGGATCACAATTTGCCCCGACACAATAGATTTAGCATGTCTGTCATTCTTAGACAAGTCTTTTTTCCCCAACTAAATCCGGTTTCAATCAAGTGACATATTTATCTGAGTTAAATCGATTTCCCAGCTGCCGGAAATAGCTTGATTTTCCCCCTAGAATCGACGATAGCTAGAATCCGGGAAAACATACGGGATAGCTGATTTCCTAGCTGGGAATCGATCTGGAGACTAGGAATACACCAGCACTATCGGGAACACTTATTTCCTAGCTAAGAATCGATCTGGAGACTAGGGGAAATAAGAGTCTGAATTAGGATACAACGTGTGAATAATCTATCTCGGATTGTCTATCTCGGGATTGTATATCGGGATCGGTTTTTGTTTCATTCGGGATCACTTTTTAACGTCCTTACGTAATAATGTATGTACGAGTTTCCCGCCGATTCGTTTTCTGCTCCCCACCCCCCGGGAAAAAGAAGAAAGCATTAGCAAACACCAGTAGTGGAGATCCGGGAAGAACAGAGAAAACCACTAGTCTGATCAGCAGATACCAGTAGTTCACCATATCTCACCTATACACCAGTCAGCACTGATCAGTAGATAGCCAATAACTGGAATGGATCGAAAACCAACTAAAAGGATAGACTTAATGGCCAACTACACCAATAACTAATCTCCATTTATACAACTCATCTAATTACGTCATATCTGCTTTTCCAGCTCATGTATTGATTCTACTACTGGTAACACGCACGCGAAAGCAATCTAGTAATCCAGTAGTAAGTCTATTCCAGTTCTATTCCAATATAATTATCTATATTAAATAAACTACTCCAGTTCACTACTGTAGTAATCCACACCAGACATTCCATTCCAATGTAATTATCTATAAATCCACATTGAATATTATTTATTGATTTATATTAAATGACCCTATACAATCCACACTGAATACTCTATATTGATTTATTTATGTTTGATCTTTACCTTACCTATACTCTAATCTTATAACAAGAGTAAGAACATTAGTAACCGCAGCTAGTAAACTCTAACACTGATCTATACTAATTATCATAGATACTAATACTCTAATAGTCATGGATAGATGCAGATTGCGTAAAACGCTATTAGATCCATTCCCATGACAAACAAGCTGAGAACCCACCTACGCTGAGATCGTTGATTCTGAAGCCGTTTAGAAGCCTTGCTGTGAATCCTGACGCTGGTTCTAGTATCTCAGTTAGGGACAGGATCATACAATCCATGCTTGAATGATATATATGTTGACTACCTCTCAGTGTAGATGTAATTAATAGAGTTAAATCAACCTATACAATACACACACCAGTAGATAATCACTTCACTTGCTAAGCTAAGGAACATTCTTACTTATCTACAAGTGTAGATGGGTGCCCTTATTCGATGAAACATATATCCGAGCATGTACCTGTTGGCCGGAACGGGAACGAGACTATATTTTAGGACTAGAAAAAATATTTAATATATAAAATTACATCAGACTAACTATGCCCATGGAATAGAGAAGTGTTTCGAGATATCAATTTTAATTTAATATATAAAATTCCATCAGACCAATATCCACCATGGAATCCAGATATCTTTACTGACAGAAAAAAATATTTAATGTAGTTAATTACGTCAGACCAGTGATTGCCATGGAATCTGACTATGTTTTCTAGCAGAAAAAAATATTTAACTCAGATAATTCCATTGGATTTCCGAGCTGCCGAATAGAGTAATTTTGGAAAAAATTCTAATGTAATTTTATGAGTTAAATACGTCAAACTGGTTTAACTCAGAAAAATATATCTTAGTTTTTCCTATATTAATCAAGTTAATTACATCAGACTAAAGTGATATAATTAGATCAGAGTAAATAGGGGTTGGGATAGTGTACATTTGTATAGATTAAGTACTGATGATTAAATATAAAAATTACGCAAGGATAATGCCCGATAAAATTTTAGTTATTCAGATCTAATTAATAGAGTTAAAGTAAATGGAATAGTTTTGTACACTATTTTTACTGGGTAAAATTAATTTAACCAAGTTAATTAGATCAGAGCTTTCCGAACTATTTTTACCCAGTGGAAGTGCTGATGCAATTATCTGTATTAAATGACTTGTCGCCAGTGTGGGATTTGCTAAAATAACTAACTCAAGAGCAGACAGGTTGCTTTCAGGGGAAGTTTATGAGTTACTTATATGTAGATCATATATTTAACAAACTAGAAAAGAAGTACTTCACTGGCCATAATCCATTTTTCGTTTCCGGAACCTCTGACGGACTGGGATCTGCTCAGAGTAAAGCCTGTGACGCAATGCATGCCCTACGTTGTGGATTGAATGAGCTGGAGCCAATGTTTCTTCCAGAGATAGAAATCCTGGAAGCTCACTATGGAAGCAAGCTAGATATGATTAAGCTCGAACTTAAATTTGAAATTAATTCTTTATACACGTTGTTAATGGAAGTTTACATTCGTCCTCATGGAGCTATTTATGTTGACATTACTACTGACAATAAATCTAAATCACAAAATAGTAGTTATACTATATCTACTCATTCTCTAGTTGCAACTAACGTAGTATTGCGACAGCAGGAATGGAAAAAGCTAGAAGACTTTTTTCACAAAGTAGTCGAGCAAGGGGAAGCAGTATGAGTTACTTGTTAGTTGATATGAAGATGAAAGACATCTTAAAAAAGATAAAACATGAAAAACTTAAAAATTCTACTAGGGATGTGGGAAACGTTATCAATTACATCTTTCCCCCTGAGATGATTCCAGACGCGATTGAGTATGCTTATACTCCTAACATAGTAGGAGCATCGTTTTCCGCAAAAGAAGAAGTTTTCTTCAGGTGGGAATTGCGACATAGCCACGCTATTAATCCAGGACATACTATACAAACAATTGCTTATTTTCAATTAGATTTATTCAGTGATGACATTACTAAACCAAATAACATTCAAGCCCAGGGCGGTTGCTTTGATAAAATTCTTGACACTTTTAGAATGGCTCACAATACTCACATTATGTTTAATAGTTTAAGTATTGAAGAGTTAAGTCAGATGTTTGCTGATAACTCAATAGATAAACTCAAACAAGCTTGGAGGCCGGTATGTGAAAAGTATATAAGTATGTATGAAATTATGCCAAAAAGGCATTCTGGTGTTGGCAACCTTATTCCGCCTTACACTCTTCAAGAGTGGGATAGCTACGATCCAAATCTCCCAGGCGAAATCTTTATACCAATACTGCCAAATTAGTAAAAATCAACTTAATGGAGTTAATTATGACTAAATACTTGTTCAAGACTGAAAGCAACTGTTCTGGCATCGTGGAAAAAGTCAGTGAGACTTCCGTAGCTGTGCAGTTGAAAGTATTGAAACTCTGGGGACCGTGGAAAGAGTACGATCCCAAAACCGAAGTTGGTGGTCTAACGTGGATTCCCAAACAACAATTTGAAGAAGACTTAAAGGATGGTACTTTGACTGAAGTTACTCCAGAAAACCAAAAAGAATACGAAACTTCAAAGCTTGTAGAGCCGGAAGTAAGTAATACGAATCCCCCGAAAGATTTGCAAAAAACTGAAAAAATTCAACAAAATAATGTAAAAACTACAATATTTACACCATTTAAATTTACTCACACGAAAGACAGTGCTCACTTCTTTGATTCAAGAGAAGGTTTTCCAGAAATTGGAAAAGTTAATCGAGTTATTACACTTGTTAACATGAGAACTTTAAAACCAGAAACTGCTTTTTATATTATTATTTTAAAAAGTGAAAGAGAATATGTTATAGATGAAGATAATTTTGAACAATTGAAACCAGTGTTCTTTGACGACTTCGAATATCCCTTACCAGAGGAAAAGAAAGATGGAGGATACGATAATCCCCCTGGAGTTTGACCCAGAGGCAGAGCCACAGTTTACAATCAAGGCAAGCGAACTATGCACGCCAAGTATCTTGAACATGGCGATCTACTATTACAAGCTTCATGGAGCGAGCCACGAAAAGATCCTGGAGCTTGTAGCTCTGGGAAACAAGATTGAAGAATGGCGAAATGATAATCCTGATAAGATCTTTAAAATGGGAGTTGAAAATGGCGAAGGTTAAACTGCTGACCGCTCAACAAGCCAAGAAAGCAGCAGACAAGTATCTTGATGATCCCAAGACTATCAAGAAACATCTTGTGGAAATTTTGTATCATGTTGAATGTAAAATGGAAGAAGGAAAGTACTCATGTAGGCATATGGTAAATACAAAGTATAAGAAAATACTTGATGGTGTTGAAGCAGAGCTGGTGTCTCTTGGATATGTTGCACGTTATGAATTGCATGATGATAATGATTTCGCGACTTTGAAAATTTCTTGGGGAGATCCAGTGGAGACTTGTAAATGAAACTAACGATTAAAGAATTCGCTGATAAATTTGGTGTTACTTATGTACAAGCTTCAGGTGCCATAGCGTTCTTTCTTAGTGTTGGTATCATTAAGAAGACTGAAGAGACGTTGAAAGATCCAAGGAAAAAAGGTAAGCCTTCTGTCAAATTTAGTTTTCCGTGTGCGAAGACTTTTATATTTGATGAACAAGCTTACCTTCGGGAAAAACAATTCAAACAAGAACAAGGAAAGGCGAAAAAGAAATGAGCTGGTTCCTAATCGCACTGATGGCCCTGGTTCTCGTGATCATGTTTGGGATGGCCTGGGACATCTACCATGCCCCTGCGGGCTCTGAGATTGACGAAAGCTTTCGGACGCAAGCAACTGAAAATGAAATCCGAAAAAACCCTTGATCCCGGCTGGGGACTTGGCTAGAATTTGATTGCCGGGGAACCATCCTGCCCCGGTAACTCCTGAAGGTGATTCGTGCTCCGGAAACTGACACTCAGCAAAACAGTGTCAGTTTTCTTTTTGATGGTGACAGTAGCTCAATTGGTAGAGCACTAGATTGTGGTTCTGGTGGTTGTGGGTTCGACTCCCATCTGTCACACTAATTCAAAGCTCCTGCTCGCCGTGTTCGCTTACCATGCAGGAAGAAGAAGGCTCCCGAGCATGCATCTACTTGGTCATCATGCTTGGCAAACGGGAAGTATCGTAGCTCATCCAAGAACTCTTTATTCCAACTACCCGGAACCAAACTAACGTTGCCCCCGTTGACCTGTACGGAGAACGGATCCGCCCGCTTCTCTTTATTGCCAGTGGTCTTACTGACCTTCCAAAGATGAACCATAAATCCTGACAGATTCTTAATGCTATTCTGAGCATCAGATTTACCGCCATCGCCACCTGATTGCTCAATTCCGATCACCACATCTGGTCCATCTCTTTCTGCGACTCGACGTATCCGACGATCTCGTTTGAAACTGTCCAACTGAAATCGTTCTACATCTAGAACCCAGAAATGGTTATTTTTATCTACAGCCATTTTTACACCTACAGTCCAGTCGCCCTGACCGAGACTTGCAGCCTTGTCCCAGAATCGGACAATTTTGACAAATGGTGAATCTGGAATTCCCAAACCAATTTTTGTAATTTTAAACAAAGCTCCGTCTGGCGGAGCCGGATCTTGCATATACTGAGCGTTGTATGCAATATCACCCATTTCCTTACGAGCTTCTTCCAACACAGAAGCCGAAAGTCTAACTGGATCAAACTGATTATTTTTGTAATATTTGATTAATTCAGGAGGTTGTACTTTGTCCGATTTCAATGCTGGCAAGCATACGTGGCGGACCTTCTCCCGACTCAGGAACAAGTCAGTAGGATCACCCTGCCGCAATCTCTGCATGACCAGAAACGTAGCTGTGACTGCCCGATTCACCTTCCGGGAAGGAATGGTTTCCGTAAGCCAGCTGTTGGCTAATTTAAGTTCTGCTTGGCTTGCAGCCTGTTGAGGATTCAGCGGATCGTCAATGATAATGAAGTGCCCATGCTTACCCGTAATGGTGCCATTCACACCAAAGGAAAAGCGAAATCCCCCTTGCTCGTTCTTGAAGTGACCTTTTGAGTCTTGGTCTTCCCGCATCTTGACGTAAGGAAAACATTTCTGATACAGTTCAGATTTGATTACATTACGACAGTTAGAACTCAAATCCACAGAAATAGGATAAGAGTATGATCCACATAGAATTTGAGCACTTGGCATCCTTGTCCAGATCCAAGCCGGGAACATAATCGAGAGCATTGCTGACTTAGTTGTTCCAGGAGAAATATTCAAAACATAATCATGTACTCGATTTTCTCCTCGGAATACACGTTCTGCAATCTCTTGAACGTCTTTACAAATGTATTTAATATGCCAGTTCCAAACTGGTGGGTTTGTGTTGTAGGTAGTCCAGAAGGCTTTCACAAATTCGTAAAAGCTCTCCCGACAAATCGAAGCTAGCAGTTCGTGTTCTTCAAATCGAGGAATTGTGTTTTCCTGTTCATCCATTAGAAACATCTTCAATCTCCCCTTCGATTACTTCATCGTTAGCAGCTTTTAAAGCTGGAGTGTTTTTGTTCTGAATAGCCGCAAGAAGTTCTTTTTTAGCTTTCAGAGAAATATTTAAATTATCAATATTTAAATGCTTGTGTTCGTGAGTGTGTTTAACGTCAACACGATCACCATAGCCGAGATCTCGGTTGAAAGTCTTGTTGGCGAAGATCGTAGCCGCACTATCACCCATATCCACAAGTTTGATTAACTTAGACTCGTAAAAATTCTTTTTATACATCTGCAATTCATTAATCATCTTTAAAAATTCTGGATCCTTTTTCCATATTGATAACTGAGCAGAAGACAAATTAATCATCTTCCTAGCATAGTTGACGTTGAAGCACGAATCAACCAAAGCTTGAAGAAATAACTTTTGACGAATCTCTTTGGGCTGTCCCTGAAGAACGAAGTCAATGGCTTCTGCACATCCAATCTTTCCATCAGCTCCTTCAATGTTGTCTTTGAGAATCAGGAACATGTTTCTTGTTTTTTCAGAAAGATTACCAATTACAAAATCAGTCAAAGGATTTTTTTCTTCTGCTTGCTTACTTTTATTTTTGTTAGCAATCTTTATGATTTTTAATATTTCTTCTTTTATTTTTTGTTTGTGGATGTTTTTTAAAGCAAGGGCTCTTAAAATGTTCGAACTGGATGTTCCTTCTTTGGCCATATCGTAAACAATAAATTTCTCTTCTTGAGTAAGTTTTTGTCGTTTTGCTACTTTTATTGGTTCCATAAATTCACTCTTGACAAATAGGTATGGAAGACTCCGGACATCGGAAGTATAATCGAAAGAGTCATAATTGGGAAGGTTTTACCATGAGCGATAGAGTTAAAATTCAACGAATAGTAAATGATGAAATGACCATTGCTGGCTTAACTAGCCGGTTAATGTTCGCACGTTCTGGTTTAGACTTTCTAACTCGTCGAGACTTGGAAAGTCAATGTCATTTTATCTTAAAGCCAACAGTTAATGATTACAAAAAATATTTTGATTTTGACGGTGCGACTACGCGAGCGATCTCTGTATTCCCTGATGAATGCTGGGCAGAGCCACCGGAGATCTATGAAACACAAAAACAATACAATACTTCATTTGAAAAACGTTATAATGATTTAAATGAACGTCATTCTATTTCAGCCTACTTTCACAAACTAGACGTTAAGTCTGGCATTGGTCATTACGGCGGCTTGTTGATTGGCCTGGATGATGGGAAAGATCCTTCAGAGCCAGTAGACACAATGGATCCTGTCACTGGGGTTCCTTACGATGGAGTTAAGAAAGAATATGATATTTTGTATCTTCGAGCTTTAGATGAAACTGAGCTGAAGATTATGAAGTTGAATACTGATCCGACTTCTCCAAGGTTCGGACAGCCGGAGATGTACCGGGTTCTACTCTACAACCCCATGGATGTTAACTATACAACTATCAATTACTTAAATGTACACTGGACTAGAATCGTCCACGTGCCAAGTGATTCGATTGGTGGAGTAGCAGCGGAAATCTACGCTAATCCGCGTGTGCAGAACGTATTCCAGTATCTTCAGTCTGCCCGGAAGGTAATCCACAGCTCTGCGGAAATGTTCTACAAGGGAGCCTTTCCAGGCTATGCCTTGAAGACAATCCCTGATCCAACAGGCATGACTTCAATTGCCTTAGATAAAGATTCAATTTCCAAGGAAATGTATGATTATCAGAATGATCTGAAACGCTACATTGCTTTGCAAGACATGGAAATCGAGCCTCTGACTCCGCAAATTGCAATTGCTACTGCCCACTTGGAAGATCAGTTGAAGATGGTGGCAAGTGTTCTTGGTGTCCCCTACCGGATTTACATGGGTTCTGAATCTGGCCACTTGGCATCTTCCCAGGACCGTACTACCTGGATTGGCCGGGTGACTGGACGGCAGAAAATTCGATGTAATCCAGTGATCGTGCGTCCCGTTCTTAAACGGTTTCAAGACCTATGCATCCTTCCAAGAATTAAAAAATTCTTTTCAGATTGGAATGATTTAAACAATCTGACGGATATGGATAAAGCAGATATTGCCTTGAAGCAGTCGCAAGCTATGATGGCTTATATTAAAGGTGGTTGCGATACTTTACTGCCGCCTTTAGAATATCTTACTACAGTATTAGGATTTACCTTACCAGTCGCTCAAGCCATTGAAGGATCTCGGCTGGCTTACATTGAAGAACATAAAAAGGATAAATCTTTCTTAAGTGCTTTGACCATACCAGAAAAAGATCCATTGCAAAAGGGTGCAGCAAACCCCGGAACAAGTTCTAATCCAGGAGTATCTTAATGCCGATCAATTGGAATCCAAGGCAAGAAGATATTCTTATTTGCAAACGTGGAACTTCTTCTTGGTATTCTTTCATCCTCTATCAAGGGGATGGAACTACTCCAGTAGATCTCACCGGAGCTACGCTTGAATTTCAAGTGAGACAAGGTGATGTAAACGGAAATCCAAGTCCAACAGGACAGTTAATGATGGATTTGACAGTTGGTTCAGGGCTGACTGTCCCTACTCCAACTAATGGAATCATTAACCTAAATTGGTCTATTGTTCAAGCTGATGCTATGCAAGCCGATGACTCGATCAACTATTTCTGGGATATGAAAATAGCTTTCCCAGATGGGACTGTAGATCGTCGTCCTAAAGACGGTCCGCCCGGTATATTCACCGTGTTTGAGAAAATAACACCATGAGTAACAATAGCCTTTATTTGAAATTGGCTCCTAAATTAAACGTAACTACGTTAGTTAAAGGACCTATTTCTAATGGCTTTGAGATAAGCGTAGCTGCTCCTACTCCAGTAATTGAAACAATACCATTACGAGCTTATGTAAGTCGTGCTGGATCTTTAACCGCCATTAGGAATTTACAAACCGCATCAGGCACAGTCAGTGTTTCCATTATGGTTGATGGAAATTTAGTAATTGGAAGTAATGTTACTGTGACTACTACTCCTCAAAATATAAATATTAATTATGATTTACATGTTGGTTCTGTGATTCAACTTGTAATTAGTAGTGTTGCAGGAGGAGCAATGTTGCAATTTTCATTACTAGGTGTAAATAAATAAGAGAAAATAAATGGCCGATATTTACATGAACGACGCTTCCATTGCCAGCATTACGACGTTACCCAGTACGGCGTTGATGCTGGCGTGGGATCCTACGGACAATACGGATACCGTTCTTGGAACGCAGAAGAAGATCCTGATCTCAGACTTCAAACTAAACCCATTGTTTGATCTCTTGTCATCGTTGGCCAATACCGAAGTCTCGATCACTACCACTGCGACGGCAACATTAAGTAAGCTGCACGTCTGCTCTGGAACGTCCGCCAACTACACGGTGACATTGCCCTCAGTCTCGGGCAACGCGGGCAAGTTGATCGCCTTCCGAATGTCGCCAGCACTGACAAAACTCGTCACCCTGGACGCGGGCTCAGGTGTAACGATCTATGGCTTTTCTGTGTCCGGACAGACCCGAAAAATGTGGGCAAAAGAATCGGCAATCCTGTATTGCGACGGATCTAATTGGTATGCTATTGCAAATAATACTATTCCTATGTCCTGCAATATGGCAAGAGCAACGTCATTGAGTGGTGGATCTGGTGCTCTGAATATTCCCATGGACACGACCGTAAGTGACCCAACCGGGCAAATGGCCGATACAACAACGAATTTCGGAATTACCTTTATTCGGCCCGGCACTTACTTGATGCTGGGAACCGCAAGTTATTCCTCGTTGGCAAGTAATGCTACAAATATTCAAGCTAAATTGAATGTTAATGGAACCCAAGTTAGAAACGTGACAGCAAACGGATTATCTGGTGCATATCTTTCGGTCGAATGTGCTCATACAGGATCTGTATCGACTGGCGACTATTTGACTCTTTCGACTTATTTAAGTTTAACTGTTAACTTATACGTTTCGTCTCCGTACGAAAACCAGATCTCCGTTTTGGAGCAACCATAATGCCATTGCTACAAGATCAGTTATTCGTCTTGTTTCCCAACGCTAGCCAACCTCATGATTATTTGATTCAAGACGATGGTCAGGGTACGGGGCCATACATCAAGGAATGGAAAGTCCAGGCTCCGCAGCCGACGCCCGAACAATTGGCCGCAGTGACACAACAACAGGTTGACGCGGCGAAAATCGCGGTTGATAGATCAGCAGCAGCTCAAGCAGCACTGTTGTCTAACAACGACGAGGCAATGGCGAACCGAGCAGATGCGAAACTGCAATGGACCGCGATCAATGATCACGCCGAAATCCTCGGTTACTTGATGATGAAGTTGGGTATTACACGAGATCAGTTTGTTACTGATCTCACTACTCGGCGAACCGGAATCACGTTCGAACAAGTGCCGACTGATCCTGGTTTGATGTTTGATGAATTAACTCGTTTAGCTCAATCGATGATTGTGAAGACCCTTGGTCAAGCAATCGCCACTGGCGTAGGCGATCCTATAAAGGTGTAATCAATGGCTGATTTGCTCGTAAAACCAACGACGACACGGCTTCAGTTGAAGCCTGCTCCGTCGTTGCTGCAAGTCAAGCCGGTAACCGGAGCAGCTACAGCTGCTGGTGCTGGAACAGTTTCCATTGCTGGAGCTGGCACACTATCGGCAGTATGCACAGCCGCAAGTGCCGGAACAGTTTCCATTGCTGGAGCTAGTACGGCATCTGTTAAAGATCAGATGGCTGGAGCGGGCACTGTTTCCATTACAGGAGCATCTAGTTCTTCGGCAGTAGATACTGTTGCTGGTGCCGGAACTGTCTCGATCATTGGGGCAGGAACTGCTTCTGTTAAAGATACGGCAGCTGGAGCAGGCACTGTTTCCATTACAGGAGCATCTAGTTCTTCGGCAGTAGATACTGTTGCTGGTGCCGGAACAGTCACGATTTCCGGTACTGGAACGATCACCACTGGAAACAACTCGAATGCCATCGCAGCGGGCACTGTTTCCATTACTGGTGCCAGCACAGCTTCAGCAATCGATACTGCCGCAGGTGCGGGAACGGTAGCAATCACTGGCACTGGTACAGTTTCAGCGATTGCTACGGCAGCTGGAGCGGGAACTGTCTCAATTACTGGTTCTGGCACAATGAGCCTTTTGGCTCAAATGGCTGGAGCTGGTGTGGTTCCAATTGTTGGTTCTGGGTCAATAACTACTGGCAATAATTCAAATGCTAGTGCTAATGGCACAGTTCCAATTTCTGGTTCCACAACTGCAACAGTTATTGATACAATTACTGTATCTGGCGTAGTATCAATTTTAGGATCGTCTAGTGGATCCATTTTGATTCAAGCTGCTGGATCTGGTGTTGTTCCAATATCCGGTAGTGGGTTTATCCATAATGGACCTACTGGATCAGATACAAACGTTTATGTTTTTTACTTAGGAGTATAATATGAGTTTCCAGTTTTCTACGACTGTTCGAAATGCATTTAACGATCAAGTTTCTACTACAATTGGAGCTTCTGCAAAGCTGCTTCTGTACACGGGCACTGTCCCGGCGACTTGTGCTACTGCCGCCTCTGGTACTTTGCTAGCCACCTTATCCCTTCCTTCTACCTGGATTGGAGCTTCTTCAGCTGGTGTGAAGTCTCTGTCTGGCACTTGGACTGGCACAGGTTCTGCCGCTGGTACTGCCGGGTACTTCCGCATTATGGATTCCACTAACACTACTTGTCATATTCAAGGAACTGTTACTGCTTCTGGCGGCGGTGGTGATATGACGATCGATAACACTTCGATTGCAAACGGCCAGACTATCAATGTCAATACCTTTACTCTGACTGCTGGTGGTGCATAATGGCAAATAATCGTTTTGTTCAATCTACGGCAAATGCAGCAGCATCTATTACGATTGCTGCTGATGCTTTCATTGAACGAAGTATCATCAATATTAGCTATTCGTATTCAGCAGCTCCCACTGGCGGAAGCATTAAAGTAGAAGACGGCTCTGGTACAACCATTGCTTTCTGGTACATTATCGCTGGTGGACCTGGGCACATTCCTTTTCCAGCAGGATTACACGGCACGTTAAACAATGCTTTGATTGTAACGATTGCTGCTGGTGGAGCCAGTGTCGTAGGAACACTTTTAGTCACATAAGAGTGTTACAATGGAAAACTTAACTTTAGCACTGTTGATTTTTGCGTGCGTAGTAACTGTCATTCTTTTAGTATTATTGTCAATTGCAATAATTACTTTAAGGAATTTACTAAAAACATTAAAAACAGTCAACAGTGCTAAATGTTGTAGTGCGGAGGATCATTTTCAGATATTGGCGAAGCTTCAGGGATGGAATCCAATCATGCAAAAAATGGAACAAATGACTGGCATGATGAGTCCTATCCTGAAGAGGAAAGTGGATTATATTAAAAACACGGTAAACACTAATAAAGACGATACATTAGCAGTTTTACCATCTGGAGAAGATTAGAAATGACCATGAACGAAGCCCTAATCTTGCTTGGGGTTGCCTTACTAGGTGGTTTGGGAACTCTGGCAACAACGTTCATGAGCGGCGGAGCAGACTACTTAAAAACCTGGTGGCGAATCAAGAAGCAAAAACTAATTGAGAAGAACACAGCTGAAGGATTCAGGATTTTCGGCAGTTGGTCGTATGCTATTCAGATGCTTGAAAGATACGACTTTGTAGATCGTGTAATAATCTTTTGTGGTCAGAACGGCGGTGGTATTCCAAAGATTGGATATCCATATACTATTCGTGGCGATTACGCATGGAGTCGTAATAGCAACGAAGATCTGTATAATAAATACAATTTTCGATTAAAAGTTGACAGTGCTTACTATAACATGTTGGCTGATGTTATAGAAAAGAAAGCAGTGATCAACATCACAAAGGACATGGAAGATACATCTGTTTTAAAAGCAATGCATATTCAAGAAGGCGTAGTGTCTTCTGTCCTGTATTTTCTTCACATAAATGGTGAAGATAATATATTCTATTACATTTCAATTGCTAGCTACAAAGCTGAATTTACAAAAACGCAATTGAATCTAATAGAACCTGCTGTTCAACGGCTTCGCAGCATGTACTCAGAAGCCGACAATTACTAAGTAAAGGTGATTTGTGAAAAAGGCTTTTTTAGTGTTGATGTTACTTTGCAGCGTAGGATACGCCCAAGAGAAACCGAAATCAATTCGATTGCCGGAATGCACAATCGTTCCGCCAGCTCCTCCACTGAAGATTGAATCAAATAAGTTAAATAAAGGATATTTATATTATATTGATTCAGACGTTCCTGTCTTGGTCATGGCAGCTCCTGCCGGGCTAGTAAAGATCAAGCAAGCTCCAAGTACGCCAGTGACTGCATTTGGTTTGTTTGCGGGATCCAAGAATACTGAGCCTGACTTTAAAGATTTCAAAGGCAAGAATGTATTTTTTATTACAGGATTGTCCAAGGGAACTGTAACCCTTTTCATCGTCCCAAAGGGAAGTGATGTTAAAGAAGAAGACACTCAAACGAAGACTTTGGAAGTGTTTCCAGACACAGAGCCAGAACCCAAACCGGATCCTAAACCTGATCCGACTCCGTCAAATCCATTTTATGACGGAATCAAGGCAGCATACGTTGCAGACGCAATGGATTCAGTAAAGACAGAAAAGCTAAAAGAAGTGTATGATTATGCTGTACTTCAATCTGAGTCTGCTTCTACTTGGGGTGATCTGTTTATTTTAATGCAGGCGAAAGCACAAGAGCTTAAAGTAGATGGAGATAAGAACGTTCCTAAGTTGAAAGCCTATCTGCAAACTTACTTGAAAAGTGTTCTGCCTTCAGTCGGAGCTGGGACAATTCAAATGTCGTTTGCAGATCGAGTAAAGGCCAAAACTGAATTCCAGAAAATATCAGATGGTCTGAAAGAGGTGCTAAAATGAGTGTTGACTTTACCCAGATGGGCGGACGGAAATCAGTATTAATGGGTGGAGATCCGGACGATCCCATCAATCACATTTGGAACTTTGGAGTTACTCCAGAGCCCGACGGCGGCACTGAAATCAAGGATCTCTATGCCAGCAAGCCGAACCTGTATTCTGCCTTTCCAAACTTGCAAGGACGTTGGCAAGGTGGAACTGTAAACCACATTAATGCTGTTCTTAAAAACAACAGTAATGATTGGAGTAAGGTAGAAGAGTTAATTCAATACCAAGTACGAGGATCGTGCGGCGGCCGGGCTGGATCAGCAACCATTGATTTTATTCAACATGTGTTAATTGCTTCAGGTAAACGAGCAAAGTTCCATCGTGCTTCTCACGCTGCATTGTACTTTCTTGCTCGTAAGAAATACAATATGTTGAATGGTCGGTGGGATAACGATCGGAATGACGGTGTTGCTCAAGGTGCTATTCCCGAAGCTCTGAAAGCTTACGGGGAAGTCACCCGCGAAGAGATTGGCGATCTTAACTATTACGGTGAAGGATCTGATGATCTTGCTTGCAAACTTGGAGCTGGCCTGCTGCCAGACATTCAAGCAAAGATTATTCAATTGGGTGCAGATAATATCTGTACTGAATGGGTTCCTGTGACTTCAGCACAAGAGTTAGCAGACGGTATTGCTGCTGGTGGAATTGGCATTGGTGCTGATGCTCAAGGATTTACAATGCAACGGGATGGCAAAGGTTTTTGTCGTCCTTCTGGAACTTGGCAACATTATCAAACCCGAGTGTCTGTGTTAGGTGAAGCTGATTATGGACAAAAGGGATTTGGTTACTGGCAGAGCTGGGGAAGGACAACTCCAGACGGCCCAAAGCTGGCTGGACACCCTGGTAACTGCTTTGGCGTAGATTGGGAAACTCAAGACTACGTTTGTAAAACTGGTGCTTGGGCAGTGGTCTTTGGATTTCCTTTGTGGGATCTCCAGCAAGGAATTATTGATATTCCTTGGAACTTTTAAACAAAAGGTGATTTGATGAGTGTATCTGCATTGCTGATGATGGTGGTTGAAGCTTTGGTTTCCAAACTGGGTAGCCAGTATCTGGGAGCCTTGCTGCGAGCAGTTCTGGATTTCATTCCTGGAACCACTGTTGTTGCCGCGAATGGTGACAGCACTGATGTGCCTGCAAATGCTCTAACTGCCCCGAAGGAATTGATTGACTACACGACTGCTTTGCTTCAGAAGCTGGTTGCTAATGCCGGACTTCCGATTTATGCAAAGCTGATTCTCAATCAAGTTATTAAGTTCCTTCCTGAATTGGAAAATTCTCTTTGGAATCTTCTGTTCAGCAAGGGTGCTGTAACGAATGGAGTTCCCGAACTTGTTCAAAGCAGCGGCCTCTTGCCCGTGCACGATGAACTTCTGGAACATTGCAAGTTGTAAAAGTTCTTGATAAGATATCCAGGAGAATTAAAATCTCCTGGATTTTTTAGGATTAAAATATGGTAAAGAAATTTGTCAATTACACCTTACGGCTAGAATCTAGCAGCAAGGTACGAGTTGAATATCTAGAAGGTCAGAAGTGTTTGGTAGCTCCCTGCCGAATGCTCGTGGAAGGTGTGCACAACGGAAGCAAAGGTCCTGGGTACTATCCAAAGGAAGAGATCGCATCAAATCCTTCGGTGTGGAACCACATGCCTATCATGGTTGGACACCCAAAGGATTCTTCTGGTGCTTACATCTCAGCTCGGTCTTCAGCTGGTGTTCTGAATGCTTCCAAGATCGGCATCTTGCTTAATACCAAAGCAAATGATGGCGGTAAGTATTTGGACACTGAAGCTTGGTTCGTTGAGAACCGAGTAAAGCAAATCGATAATCGTATTTATGAAGCTTTGAATAACAATACTCCTATGGAAGTTTCTACTGGCCTGGATGCTACGGTTGTAGAAACTTCCGGAATTTGGAATTCAGAAAAGTACGATTTCATTGTTACCAACTTTGAACCTGATCACTTGGCGATTCTCCCGGATCAAATCGGAGCTTGCAGCTTAAGTGACGGTGCTGGGCTTCTTGTCAATCAAGGCAAGTTACCGCAAGGATTTTCGGAACCTCTGAGCAAGGCTGTTCAGAATGCTTTGTCCAAAATTGGCGGAATTTATAATGGAAGTGAACTATCGTTTGACGATATTGCTTCTAATCTCAATTCTCAATTAAGTTCAAAGTACGGACAACCAGGCAAATATTGGAATGGTTATCTTTACGAAATATTTCAAACCAATGTTGTTTTCCGAAATGAGGACGGTAAATTATATAAGATCAGTTACAAAACTGATTCTTCTGGTGTTTCATTATCCGGAGAAGCAGTCCAAGTAAAACAAACTGTAACTTATGAACCTATTTCTACTAAGGATAAAACGATGACTAATGAAGAAAAGTCTAAAATCGTTAATCAAATGATTGCTTCGGGTAAGTTCACCGAAGAAGATCGCGAAACTCTGATGGGAACGCCGCATTCGCTGCTCCCCAAAATCACCGCTATTCTCACCACCCCGGCAAAAGAAGCAACGCCAGCTCCGGTGGTTAACAAAGAAAAAGAAACGACCGTAACAGTGGCTGAATCTGCTCAGGCTAAGACTGCCCAATCGTTCGATGATCTGATGAAGACTCTCGATACCGAAAGTCAATCGATCATGAATGAAATGAAGAAAACGTACATCGAAAACAAGAAGAACCTGATTGATCAGATTCTTGCAAACAAAAATAACGTTTTCACCAAAGAGCAACTTGACGGTTTTAATGTCGATAACCTGAAGGCTATCGCCAATCTGGCCAAGGCCCCTGCTGTTATCAATACGAATCCCCTCAGCGTCATGAATGGTGGTTCGTACGCTGGTGCTGCTACGGGAATGGACTTCCCTGTTGGTGTGACAGCCGAAGTTAAAGATACTCTTTTGAATGAAAAAGAAAACGATATCGAAAAATGGTTCGGTAAGAAATCCAACTAATAGGAGATTATACTAATGGCTAATCCGAATACGATTGTTCTAAAGGGTGAGATTGGGGAGCATTACGATGAAGGCATCGTTACTGTCTCTGCCATTACTCCCGGCATGCTCATCAAGCGGACTTCTGCCGCTGGCGTTGGCACTGTCAGCAACGTTGCAGTTCATAGTACCGCTGGTGGTGCTGGCGAAGTTGCAATTGCTATCGAAAACTCTATTTACGGTAAGTTGATTTCTGACACTTACGCTGTCGGCACTCGCTGCCGTTTCTACCTGCCCGAAACTGGCGACTGGTGCTACATCGCTGTTGCTGCTGGTGCTGTTGCGATCGCTTATAACGATCCGCTTGGCTCCGCTGGCGATGGCACGTTCAAGAAAGCAACGTCTACTGATAAGGTGTTTTTCATGGCTGAAGAAGCCAAGGACAACTCCGCTGGCGGTTCTCTGGTGTGGATCAAGGCCCGTCGCGTTGCTGCTACCGCAGTGTAATCAAATAATAATCTAAAAAGGAGATACCTACAAATGGCAACAATGACTGAAAGTCCTCCCCAGATCTCTCTTGCCAATTCGGTTTTTGCGAATGGCGGAGCATTTGGGCAGAGCGTAGCTAAAAAGCTACTGCAATCTGATTTTGATCATAATATTCTTCGTCCTTACATTGCTAATGACGGTCGTTCCTATCACGATCGTATTGTCAATGGGGAAAAGAAGACTTTCATCGACAACGATGGAACCCTGCGAAAGCTGGAATGGGAACTTCTGGACAAGGCTATCATCCCGGCTGCAAAGCCCCGATTGAAGCTGGTTGCAGATCTTCTGCAAGAAGTCCCGTACAGTCTGCCCAATCCGATGGGTACGACTACGATCCAGTATCAACAGCAGTCGGACATCACCGAAGCGACTCTGTCTCTTGACGGTGTTCGTCGTTCGGAACGTGACCGGCCTACCTTCAGTCTGGTCAATCTGCCGATTCCGATCATCCACAAGGATTTTAGCTACAACATTCGCGAACTTGAAACTTCGCGTCGTGGTGGCCAGCCTTTGGATGTGGTTACTGCTCAGCTGGCAGCTCGCCGGGTTGCTGAAATTGCTGAACAACTGGCAATCGGTACCATTGGTTATAGTTCTGGTGGCGATAACGTTTACGGTATCACTAACTACCCGAACCGGATCACTTACTCGATTACCAATCCTACTGGTGGTGGTTGGACTCCAGCCAACACGATCGCGGATGTTCTCGCGATGCAACTGGCTTCGCGGAACCATTACAACTTCGGCCCCTGGAAGCTGTATGCTTCGCTGAACTTTGCTCAATATCTCGACCGGGATGTGAGCGGCTACTACGCGAACAAGACGCTTCGCACGCGTCTTAAAGAAATCGAAGGTATCACTGATATTGTTACCTTGGATTATCTGACTGGCTACCAGCTCGTTCTGGTCCAGATGGATGCCAATAACATTCAGATGATCAAGGGCTCGATGCCCACTATGATCCAGTGGGAAGGGTCTGGCGGCTTCGAAGTCTTCTTCAAGGTCTTCGCGATCTTGGTTCCTTGGCTGCGTAGTGACAAGTACGGCAACTGTGGTATTGTTCACGGTTCGTAATATTTTTTATTCAAATACTCTAACTGTATTTAGAAAAAGGTGATTTTCAATCATGGCAGCTAAGAAAGCAATTCCGGTTCGCGTGAAAGCCGGAACATTTATCAATAAAGAAATGAAGAACGGCAAGGAAGTCGAAGTCGTTTACAAAGCTCACGAAGAGAACAATATTCTCTTCGTGGGTGTTGCCGAAGCAAAGGAACTCTTAGAAAGGTTTGTAAACAAATTCGAGATTCTTAATGAAATCGAATACAAACCGCCTGTTGAGGAACCTGCTCCTGAGCCTGAATCGGAAGACGAAGGCAAAGAAGAAGAAACTGCTTCTGGTGATGATGAGGACTTCGGAACGGAAGTGACCAAGAGCTTCGAGGAATCGAAGGGAACCAAGTGCAAGGTATTCGCCAAGGATAATTTGTACACGGTGATTGGTCCTGAAGGCGAAGTCATGAAAAAGAACGTGAGTGAAGTTTCAGCTCGAAAGAGCCTGAAGAAAATGCAACCCACTGAGTAATCATGGCGTACAGAACGTCAGAAGATCTTGTTAAAAGTATCATATTTGAAGATGATTACGACATCGTCAATTATGATACTTTTCTTATGACTGCGAATATGATTGTTACTAAATACGTAGCAATCAATTCCAGTTATAGTGCCAGTGATTTGACTGTGATTGAGACTTGGCTAGCTGCACACTTTTGTTGTGTCAACTCTCCAAGAAAGACTCAATCCACCATTTCATCGGTACAGGCTAGCTATGAATCTCGTGTTGGGTTTGGTTTTAATCTGACTCGATACGGGCAGCAAGCTATGCTCCTTGCAGGTTATGGAGAACTTGCGAACCTTAATGTGTTAATCGAACAAAAGAAAGTTCGTAAACCATCAGTATTGTTTGTTGGCGGAAACGCTGACAATGATGTTCCTTACTATGTGTATCCTCCATACTAATGTCAAGAGAAATTAGAGTTATTCTGATACACACGGCAGTTTACTGGAAGTGCATGGGTACGGATTCCAATGGAGAACCAACCTATGCCAGTCCAGTAGAAATCCGTTGCCGTATCGAGGATCACGTACACGAAGTATTTGACAGGGAAGGCCGCAGACTCGAAACCAATGCTCGCATCTACACTGAATTCTTGATGAATGAAAAGGATGCGATTTGGTCAGACAAGACTCTCTGGAGAAAGCGGATTCCAGGGAACCTAATAAAAGCATTGGATCAAAGTAATTTAGTTAATCCGTATTTAAATGATGCTAATGAAATACGGAAAAATTACAATATGCCAAACTCTAGAGGGTTTGAAACTCTTTTTGTGAGTTTTACATAATGCCATACGAACCACCCGCAGTTACTGGCATCGAGACTTCCAGTAAAGTCATCGGAAAAAAAGCATTAGATATCAAAGCTAATATTAGTACAGGTTTAGAAAAATGTGCTAATGTTATTTTGAAAAAAGCATTACAGTGGGTGCCTGTTGATACAGAAGCATTGAAAAGAAGCGGACGTGTGGAAGTGTCTGGAACTGGCAAAGGTTCAAGGGCCAGAGTAGTTTTTGGTGGAACAAGAGAAACCTACTATGCTTTGTACGTTCATGAAAACCTACAAGCATTTCACAAGCCTCCTACCTGTGCCAAGTTCCTTGAAAAAGCAGCAAGGGATCGAGCAGGAACCATGGCATCTATTGTTGCCAGCGAATTGATGGCAGGTAGAAGCAAGGCAGCTGAAGCTGCTGCTGTAGCTGCTGGAAAACCCGGAGGCACTGGCTATACCCTGGTGACAGATACTCACCATGCAACAAAATTTATGACTGGCAGTGGGACCAATGTGGCCTACCAGACACACGGCAAGTAATGAAAACATTCAAGATACCGAAGGCTCCATCTGAGATTCTTTTAAATATGTTGCTGTCTGAAAAGCTTGTATCTTCAGACTGCAAAAAAGATTGGTTTTGTACAGCTGGTGGATTAACTGATAATCCTGATAATACCATAGCTATATATGATACTTCTCCATTTGTTGACGGATACATTCTCGCAACTGGAGAGCCGATAAAGCATTTTGGTATTTCAGTGACAATCAGATCATTGAAATATCCTGATGGTTGGCAAAAAGGCGAAGAACTTGAGAGTTTTATTTGTGCTGCAATTAGAACTCCCATGTTTACAGGAGATGATTATCAATTGACATTAGATTCATTTATAATATCTTCTGGTATTCATTTCTTTGGAAATGAAACAAAAAATAATAGAAAACTGTTTCAGTTTTCTGGACTACTTTCGATTCAAATAGGGAGTCTACTGTAATGGCAGTCAATTATAGTCGAACGCAAACTATAGCAATGGATGGAGTTTCGTACAAAAATACGTTTACTTCTGCAACTGATGGAATTATCCAGCAGTCTCCTACGGTCACCGCACCGAAATCAGGGACTTTGACCACTTACACAGATGCGAATACAGCAACGCTGACAATGGCATCTGGTCACGGTATCACTACCGCTGCCAAGTTCGATTTGTACTGGGCTGGCGGTTACCGCTACAACTGCACGGCAGGTACTGTTTCTGGCCAAACTGTGCCGTTTACTGGTGGCACTGGCTCAGCAATCCCACCAGCGTCTACTGTTGTTACGGCAATGGTTCCGCAGTCCTTCAACTTCTTTTTTGTGTGGGCGGATATTCAAGCATTGGTGGCTTCAAGCCAGAAGTTTCCGTATCCCGTTCGATCCATTATCCACTTTATCAGTGACACATCTACGGAAGTAGCTTGGCCTTTTGTCACTCTTGATGGAGTTAACGATTACGTTTGGGATACTGGAATTGGAGGAAAGCCTCTGTTAGTTGTTAATCAAATTGTAACTATTAAAATCAGTCATGATGACACTACCTCCAATCAGAACATTCTTGTGAATGCAATGTTCGCTAACTAATAAATAGGAGAATATACAAATGGCAACTAAACGATTAAGTGAATCCGTAGGTGCAACGATAACTTTCACAAGTTATCCATCTGTTAAGTTTTATGTTAAGCAGATGTCTCCTCCTGGTGTTGATGCGGGTTCCGCTATCCAGACCACTTTGCTGGCAAACACTAAGTATCATACCTTCACAACTCCGAAGTTACTTAGCATCACTGACTTTACTTTGATGGCAAGTTATAATTCGGATGCGATGGTTGATGCAATTACTTTTGTCGGACTGAATCAATTAATAACATTTACTTGGCCTGACGGGTTTACGTGGACCTTCTACGGGGCTATCATGAAGTTTGCCCCTGGTGAATTGACTCCAGGAACTCAGCCTACGGCAAGCATCACGATCCATCCGACGATGGAAAATCCGACGACTCTTGCCGAGACTGCTCCGACTTACACTATTCCCTAATAGGTGATTTTCGATGGCTGGCGAACGTAAGGTTTTTTCTTCCAAACGAAAGTACGGTTCTATTCCTTTTGATCTGGACACAGACGATGGGATTAAATCGTACTTCGTTATTAAGATGACTTGTGCTCAGGTCAATGAATGGATTGAGTACGTCCGAGATAATTCAGAAAAGGGAGCTGATGGCAAACCTACCTGGATTCCAAAGACTACCAAGAACATGAAAGAGACTCTTTTGAGTCTTGCAGTTGTTGATCATGAGTACAAGGAATTGCCAGTCAGTCATTTTAATGGTTGGACTGAAGATGCCGTATCAAGTGCGTACGAGCTCGCCGACCAGCACAACTTCCCCACTGAAAAAAAAGATTAACTGACGAAGATTATTTATGGCATCATATCGTCAAAGCAGTTGGGGGAGGTAAGTCTGTACAAGAATTAAAAGAGACAATGACTTATGATGAATTCTTGTCTTGGAAAGAGTTCATTCAGAAGGAAACACAAGATGAGCGAGATGTCCGAGGATTAACCTTGTGGTATTTCGCTCATCTTTGCTATTATATATATGATCTTAAGTTTATATTAGGTGGAAAAAATCCACACAAACCAAAAGATTTTTGGATTGAATTAGAAAAGAAAGATAAAGGTTATAATAAACCAGAACTTATAGAAAATGATGAAGATGGGATGACGGAAGAGGAAACTGTGAATGCCAAGATGGAAGCAGAAAAAGCCTATATAGGTATGATGCTTGGAATGAATTACGGTGAGATTAAAAGAAAGCATGGTATAAAATGATTGAAGTAGAAGGCATTAACATCAGTATTGCAGGTGATGCTTCTAAATTTGAAGCTGCTGTAAAACGTGTTGAACAACGCATGCGGGAAATGGAAAGAGGTGTTAATGCCAATGCTACAAATTTAAGTAATGGTTTTACTAGAATTACTCAATCTGCACAAAGATTTTCAGCTGCGTTGCTCAACATGGGGTTGCCAGTTACTAATGAAAATTTACGTGTATTAAAACAATCATACAAAGAAATCGAACAAGAGCAAAATAAAGCAGCTGCTAATGAAAAGAAAATCCAAGATGCGATGTACAAATGGCGGACAGCTTTACGAAAACAAGAAGAAAGAGATAATAAGAATCATTTAAAGGCAGTCGAAAAAGCAAATCGTGAGGCTAGAAAGGAGCAAGAGAAAGCTGAACACGCTCAATCGACTATTGCTAATAAGTCTGCTTTATACGGTGGTCTTATTAGCGGCACGATGGTAGGGGGACGTTTCGGCTTTGCCTCTGGCTTCTTCGGCGGTCGAGTTGGTACGGCTATTGGCGGAGCCCTTGGCGGAGCGGGTTCTGGATTGGCTATTGCTGGTGGTGTTGCCGGTGCCGGTGCCGGATTGGCTCTTGCTGCTGGAGCTAAGATCCTTGTTGCTTACCTGGAAACTGCTTATGCCTTAATGGAGAAGATTGGCGGTGCAGCCTACAGCTTTTTGACTACTTCTTTAAAGCTTGGGCTTGAGCATGAAAAGCAGATCACAAGCTTACGGATTATGTCAGGTGGAAAGGAAAAGGGAGATAAGTTATACGGTCAGATTGAAAAAATCGCCATTGATTCTCCTTATCGCACAACTGAATTATTAAAACAAGGTGAAATTTTACTTGGATCTGGCGTTAGCCCAGAAAACCTTCCTGCTTACCTCAGTCGTATCGGTGATATGTCTGGTGGTAACATGAATAGGTTTCACCTAATTGCAAAGGCCATGGCAGACGTCAAGGCTGTCGGGCACTTACGAGGACAAGAATTAAATCAATTTGCTAATCAGGGTTATGGTGCAGCATTCTTTGCCAAGAACCTTGGCATGGAGCCAGAAGTATTCAAACGAAAGATGAGCCAGAATGAGATCACGGCTGATAAAGTTGCAGGGGCTATAAATAACGCAACTGATAAAGGCGGACAGCTTTATGGTAAGTCAAAAGAGATTGCCACTACTACAGTCGGCGGAGCTTTAGAATCTATCGGAGAAACGATAGAATCATTTCAAAAGAAATTTGGAGAAATGCTTTTAAAGAAATTCAATGTTGCAGAAATTTTAAATAAATTTCTTAGAGCACTTGAATCAATTGACATGAAGAAAATTGAACAATGGGTAGATAGAGGAATTGAAGCATTTAAGCCATTAGGTAAGACTTTTATTGAATTTGGTGATTATATTGTTAAATTTGCACAAACTCTATGGAGTGCACTGCCATCGTGGAACGAGTTTGCGTCTGTAATAACAGAAAATGTTAAAGTTTTTATACCTATGTTTATTGATGCAATTAGATTAGTATCTGTGATGACAGCTGTTGCGGCAAAAACAATATTATTCTTTGCCAACTCCGCAATTAGTATTTTAAATGGACTTATTAGTTTTTCAACTTTAGGCACAAAGCCTATATTGGAAAAAATAACAAATACTAAATTAACTATACCTCAAATACAAGGTATTGATAAGATGCAAAAATCCCTCAATGGTTTTATTGGGGGAGTAGTCGGTAGTGGAAGTTTCCGGCCGAGTAGTCGTAATGGTGGTGGTGACAAAAATGGATTCTTTACTGATTTGATTAATGGAAAACACTCAAATAGAAATGGCGTCGATCCTGATAAAATTAACGAACGTGGCCCGCGATTCGATAAAGAGACTCAGGACTTAGCCGAGAAAGTAAGTAAAGAAGTAAAAGAAGGAGTTCATCCATTCCAGAAATTTGATATTGGAATGAAACGATTGATTCAGGCAGCTAAGCCTTCAGATGGCGGAGCTCCACTAATTGGAAAGGATGCATTTGGAGTCGGAGCAGTTCAATTCATGCATTCGTTAGAGAATGACATGAAAGGCTTCATGGATAAACAACCTCATACTGCTGCATATGCTACTTCTGATGCACAATCTATTATTAATGCTAATATAACAATGAATCAAATGAATGTTCAAGAAAGAACTTTGGCTACTATAGAAGCGGCTAAGATTGTTTTAGAAAATCAGCTTAAGGCCGAACAAGAAATATTGAAAGCTCTTAAAAAATCTTATAGTTTAAACGATAATGGACTCTAAACAATGTCTTTTACTTATCAAACAGTTCCTTATCCATATAATGGATATGCAAATGAAATCATGTCTTCTAACGAAGGTACGATTTTTGATGCAGATGATATTTACAAACGGGAATACACCAAGACTTTCCGAGTGAGAGTCTTGGATAAGCGGGTAGGTGCGGAAACAGTGTGCCGGGCTCCTGGCATTCCTGCTCCGTACACTCCGTATTTTTCAGCTGGCAATTACGAGTACGATCTCAGTGCACTAGTTACAAATATTTCTGCAAAGAAAGAGAATGAAGGGGATTGGCAAAACTGGCTAGTAACTGTTAAATATTCAACAGAACTTGGAAATACAAAGTCTGACTTTGGATATCCATCAAAGAAAGATGGAACTGCAAACCATCCTGAGTTAGAACCTCCTGTGCTTGATTGGGATTTCGAAGTTACAAAAGAAGCACTGCCATTAGATTTAAATTCTCGACCATTCATTAACTCTGCTGGGGATCTTTATGACCCTCCGCCAATGGTTGACATCGCTCGGCCTGTTTTAAGTCTTCAAAGGAACCAGTTGAATTTCAATGCGGTCATTGCTCAGCAATATGCTTTTGCATTAAACAGTAAAATGTTTCTTGGACAATATCCATATACGGCACAATCATACCCACCGAAAGCAACACAGAAACAACTAGGTGGATTAATTTATTGGCGAGTGCATTATAAAATTAGATTTAAATCATTAGTATCAGTTCGTACTTGGAGTAGTACGAAACGAAGATACGTTCCAATTGATAGAAAGAAAGATGAACAAAAGTTTTTAGATAGTATTACAGAAGGCTATGGCTTCTTCGGCAATCCCTACACTCGTGACCCAGGCAAAACCTGGTTAGTAGAATTATTAGATGCTGGATATAATGAATATCCAAGAAATAAACAAGAAATGACACAAGATCAATATAATCTTTATATTGAAAATTTAGGGAAGCTTCCATCCGGGCCTTTTCCGGGAATGCCTGGAGCTCCATCTGCCAGAACTACAAGGCCAATTATAAATCCTAAAGGTGGTCCTTTAAGCAAACCTGCATTATTGGATGGAGATGGAGCAAAATTACCAATACCTAAATTATTAACAGACGATGCGTTGCGTCCGTACTACAATCAATTCTGGTGTTATCCAGAAGCAGATTTAAATATTCTTTTACAACAAGGGGTTTAAGCAATGGCTGGTGTAAATAATACGATTGATGGTGATTTTTATGTTGCAGGAAACTTACGAGCTAACAGCTTGTCACTTCCGGCAAACTGCGTAGGAGATAACCAAGTTGCTGCAAGTGCCGGACCTATTCAGTATAGTAAACTCCAGCAGCAAAGAGCGATTAAGTATGCTCAAAAGTATGGAACTGCCGTAGTTTCCGAAAGAACCGGTTTCCATATTGGAATTGGAGCTGGATCGGTTATCTTATTCTTTGCAGCTTTGGCCGTTCCCTGTGTTGGAGCTGCAACAGTTACAATTGATCTTTTAAGAAATGGAACGACAGTTCTTTCTGGATTGATCACACTGAATAACTCAGTGACCGCCTTTACTTCTGTAGTTGGAACATTTTCAAGTTCTACTTATAGTTCTGGTGATGTTTACGAAGTGAATGTAACTGCAACTGCTGGCGGTGGAACGATCGGACAAGGTTTGACGGTAATGCTTTATACCAGCGAAAGTCCTACCTAATTATGGCTATTTCACAGTACACAATGGATAGAATCTTCCGGGGGATCCGGAAGATTGAAAAGATTGAATTAAGCCCTAATTACGGTCCTGAAAACCGTGTTTATGCTGAAGAAGAACTTTTCGTACTCGTGACTGGCAGCAAGAACGGTTACTTCTATCCAGGAACCGTTACTTTTAGAAATCCTACTTACCCTGATCAACAGACTGATAATAAGTATACAGATAGTACTTATTATGATCCTACTGTAACTGTTTTAGTCGAAGCTATTAATGACGAACCTTTACTCACAGGAAGTCGGTACTTAGGGAAGTTTACAACATGGCATACAGATCCAATTACTGGGGCAGGGCTTCCAGTCTATACCGTCGTTTACACCCCTCCGGTTGGTTATGGCTATGGAAGTGGTAACATTCCGGATCATCCGCCAATCAGCTCTGTTTCCTGGACAGGGCAGGTGGATACTTCAGCTTCTGGTTGTACTTTAGGTATTACAAGAGCAACATATTATTTGATTGACGATGAAAGCATTGGAATGCTTTTAATTATCACTCCTAGTAGCCATAGTGTTCCTCTTGGGCCTTTCCCGCTTCACGGAACAGTCAACGTTGTTATTCCTGGTCAGTCTGGAACAATCAGCGGAACTGCTGGCTCTTGTGCGATTTCTGGTACGGTGTCTGTTCCTGGCCAAACAGTTACGGCAGACCTTTCAGGCAATACAGCCTGTCCTTAATTTTTAGAAAAGGTGATTTACTTTTATGAAGATTGAAGCTGTTACTATTTGCGTAAACTACGGTGGAGAGTTTCGCGAAACTGCTCAGTATAACCGTCCCCACTTCGATCGATGGATTGTGGTCACACGTCCCAATGACCATGAAACTATTGACTTAGCAAAGCAGTATTCTTGTGATTTGATTATGACTGATGATTTTGATAGAGACGGCGGCTTTAACAAAGCACGTTCTATCAATCGTGGGCTGGCTTGTGTTCGTGGCGATGGATGGCTTTGCCATATTGATGCAGACATTGCACTTCCTCTTGATTTCAAAGATGTACTTAATGATACACACTTAAATGAAAATTGCATCTATGGATGTGATCGGCTGAATGTGACTGGATGGGAAAACTGGCAGAAGGTTAAATCTACTCCTCTGCGTGCTCGATCAAGCCCTTGGTGTATTGAGCTGGACCGTCCGTACACAAAAGTTGGAGCTCGCGTAATCAAGCGAGAGTATGGCTACTCTCCGATTGGATTCTTCCAATTGTGGCATGGTCCTACTCAAGTTATTCATGGCATGCCTGCGAAGCTTTATCCGATCCAACACGGTACAGCAGCACGGACTGACGAACAGCATTCGCTACAATGGGATCGTCAGAAACGAGTTTTGATTCCCGAGCTTTTGGTATGGCACTTGGAGTCTACTGCTGCTCCAATGGGCAGTAATTGGAACGGTCGGAGTACTCCGCCTTTCGGTCCGCCGAGTATAGTGGGTACAGCAGCCCCAAGCACTCAAAAAAAACAGTACTAGGATATAACTGATGTTAGTGCCTATGTATAACAAAGAACATAAAATTATTGGTTATATGTTTTTCTGTCCTGGATGCCAAGAGAATCATTCGTTCAATACTGAGACGGGAACTACTCGACCTACCTGGTCATTCAATGGGAATCTTGAATTTCCTACATTCAAACCGTCTTTGCTGATAAGGTCTGGGTGTAGCATGAGCAACCACAAACCGGAAATGGGATGTTGGTGTACATTCGAAGCGAAGTACGGAAAACCTTCTCCGTTTAAATGTGGAGTTTGTCATTTGTATGTGACTGACGGAAAGATTCAATTTCTATCAGATTGTACTCATGAGCTTGCTGGAAAGACTGTAGATCTTCAAGAGATTGATTAATGACTTGGTCATCGACTATTACAACCAGCGGAGATTGCTCAGCGTGCTGCGGTGCGGTAGGATGCCCATGTGATACTGTATTTTTTCCGTCAACATTACATGGTACTATTACAAGATTAACTGGTTCTTGCACAGCCATGGACGGCACGACGTTCACAATGACCCATACAGGTGGTAGTATCTGGAACGTCACATCTTCAACAGGTGCTTGTTTTCCGATGATCGGTTCTCTGAACTGTCTAGATGTGGGTGGCGGAGTTTATAAATTTCAGATATTCTTTTCATTTGGTGCAGATCTTAGTTTTTTCTCTTATCATACATCTTATGTATGCTCACCAGTTGACCTTCTATTTAATCCGGTTGATTTGATCTGGTCGGGAGTGAATGGAGATTCTTTATGCTGTCCTCAGAGTGACACAGGCAGCCCTACAGTAATCGGAACTTTCAAGATTGAGATAACTCCATGATTTATGTAGAAGAATTAAATAGAGAGCTTACTACGTTCCAATGGGAGGTTTGGAACGGCAGGGGACTTCATCCAAACTTATGTAAATATTATCAAGACCTTTGGCGCGCAGAGTATCAAAACAGCAAGATCCAAGTATCTGAAAACAATAACTTTTTGAACGCTCCTGTTGCAGTTACTCTGACGGTACCGATCAAGTTGCCGATCGTCCGACCGAACCGCTGTGAGTTCTTGGAAAACCGCGTAGAGTATAAACACGGCTGTGGTGGCTGGCGATGCAAGCATGGCTGTGAACATGGTCTTCCGGCAGTCCCGGGAGAATACTGTCAAACTTGTACCTTATACGAAGACTCAGGTCGTAAATTCTAATGGCTAATGCACTGATTACTTGGGTATTTGGTTTCGAAGCCGAGCAGATCTTTGAGCAAACCCGAGAGAGCATGGAGATCTACGCCAAGCAATGCGGCGTAGATTTCATCGTGTTTCGGGAACTACCAGACTCCAAACATCCCTTACTGACCAAATGCAAGATCACACAATTCTTTGATAAGTATGATCGGATCTGTTTTGCAGATGCTGATGTTTTGTTTGGTCCAGAGAGTGTTGATATTTTCAAACTGGTTCCGGAAGACAGGATTGGGATCCGCGAAGAGTCTTTTGAAACTGATGCCGGGAATAGGTATCTTTTGACTAAAGGATTAAAAGCTCTTATTAGTGAATACAATGCAATAGAAGCTGAAGAGACTCCACATTACAACACTGGAGTTATGATCATTCCCAAGAAGTGGAAATCTATATTAGATTATCCTCATTTCAATAATAACTTTCCAAAACATCATTGTGCGGAGCAAGATTATCTCCGACATAGGATGCATCAAAGAGCTGGGAATGATGTATTTAAATTTAATAGAAACGATGTAATGATTTGGGCCACTGACAACCGGGATGACTTCCGCGAGTGCAGAGGCATCAAGCACTTCGCAGGAGCTCCCAGTCGAGCAAATGTGATTCGGGCTCACAGGCACATTCACAAGGAACAGCTTCATGCTGGCCACAAGCTGGGAATCGTTATCGGCCACTTCGGAATGCCCGGAGCGATCCGAATGCAGCATGCTCTGAATCAGCAGTTACTAGGGGGCTTGCCCATGCTGGTTAATGACGATCACACGTGGTTTGCTCATCATAAAACTGAATCTCCCGAGGTTGGACAAAACCGGTATCTGGAGCTACTTGACGTATTAGAATCAAGCACAATTAATCTGAGAATAAGTAACGAGAACCAGAGGCTCCTACACTCTGGCGGGGACCTTTCCGCTTTCCACAATGGGTTAGCTTGGGCCAAGAAAAACAATTTTGAATATCTTGTTAAATTGAGCATGCGAGCTTTTATCACAAAGCCAAGCTGGTTCCAGGAAACTTGTAATTTCATGCATGCTATGGATAAGCAAACTGGAATGCATATTTGTTGGTACGGAAAGAATAGAACTCACTTTCCATCAAGGTCAGAAATTATCTTTATGCATGTTCCAACATGGATCAATGCATTAAATCATATTCCAAGGGAACGATGGCCAGATGCTGCGGAGAATCTGATCGGGAAACTGGTTATAAATCACATGGCCGGGGAAGCTGTTGGGCCAAACTTCTTCGGACCAGATAGATATAAAACATATGAGCATTTGTTCTGGCATGATAATTATTATCAGCGAGAAGCGGAAGGCGAAAAGGTAGGAAGAGAGTTAGGTAAGAAATTTGGAGTTGATCTTGGACCTGAGTTTCATTCGAATGTATCTGCGGCTACTCCTGGATATGTTGGTTGGTGTTAAATAAAAGGAAGGGAAGTCCGAGTAACTTTCCCTTCCCAACATCCGAAAATGGATGTTACTCACCGATGTTCCAACTTGAATATTCAGTGACTATTTTCTTCATTGCCATGAACTCTTTGTCACACCTCTCACAGAACAACTTCACAGGTTCTTCTGTGATCGAATCTCTTGAAAAGTGTTGTTCAAACCCACAAGCAGGACACAGAGCAGTTCTATTACTTTTTATCATAAGTTCCTCAATTGATAAACCCCTTGTTAGAACACGATCCTAACAAGGGGTTTGCATTGGAGCCATTACCGTGGAGTGCATGGAACCTGTTGAGGATAGCCCCACGATCACACAAGCACAACTCAACTTAAGACCCTTTGCTTTAGAGACTTCCAGGCAGGATTGGAAATGCAGCAAAGTTCTTAACATTGAACCACTAGCGACGAATGGGGCAAACTCCATTCACGCAACCGCCAGTAGAGCCAGAATTGAAATTGATAACCGGAACAGCAACCGTTTGAACATAGGACGCCTGTTGAACCGGAGCAGAAACAGTTTGAGTCGGAGCAGTTTGGTTTCCGCAGCTGGAAACGGTTTGAGCAGATTGGCAGCTCGAAGAAGAGCCACGGTGTTTGCGACAATGACGTCCGAAGGCTTGAGCCTGATCTGCAAAACCAATCAGAGCTGCCAGAGCAAGTAACGTTCCAAACTTCTTCATAGCTTAATCCTTTCAAGTTACTGAGCGAGTTGCAGGAGTGGGATTCGAACCGCACGTTCTCCAGGTTATGAGCCTGGCGAGATTGACCGCTTCTCTATCCTGCGATCTTAGGCCCGGAGCAGGAATCGAACCTGATTGAAATAGTTCGGAGTCTATTTCAATGACGCCTTCCGTCTCTCCAAGCATGTGCTGGCCTACAACGAGTAAGCCAGCTGGGAACCGAACTGTGAATCCGAGTTCCGAAAGAATCACAGCCCTGTTACCATCATTATAGCAGATCAACCGCAACTGACAATACTCAAATTCTTAAAAATTATTCAAATTGTAAGACTTGAGTTCTTTTGCAAAACTGCCAAGCGGTCGAATCGAAAGTTTTAAGGACGCTGGAGAATCCTTGGTGACGTACTCTTGCTTGGTCAGTGGGTTCATCTTTTTCTTTCCTCCCTTTACTGCTGGCCGCTTCTTTGTCTTGATTTTCAAGAAGCCTTTCAGCTTGATCTCATGTCCGGACTTCTTCAGGACTTCTTTCGTAATGATTGTCTGAAGTTCCTGGAGGACTGCCTTCACTTGCTTACCAGTTAACGCAGTCTTCTCCGCAATCGCTGCTTCAATCTCTTTCTGAGTCAACACCAACATCTGATTCTCCTATTGTAATAACTTTACCTATGTGAAAGTTCTTGTCGTGAGTGATCATTATTATTTGAATGTCTAACTCAGTACTGAGAGCTTCCAGCAACTTTCTTAGCCGTGGACGTTTCGCCGCGTCCACGCAACGAAAAGGTTCATCCAGGATAAGTATCCTTCTAAGTGGTGGTTGCTGCAAAAGCAAGGCGGAAAGCCGTAATGCAAATGAAGCAACGTCTAATTCACCACCAGAACCAAACAAAGGATCTTCCTCGTTCCCTTGTTTCTTGATTATCAATTCAGCTTCAGTTTTTCCTCGCTTCTGCTCAAAGTTGATGATGAATTCAAAGTCATCATCAAAGATGGCTTTCATACAGCGAGTTACTAAAGTAGATATCTTACTATGAACTTCTTTTTGAATAATCGCCGCTGTCTTCTGAAACAAGATCTGGGCTTGTTCAATGTCTGCTGCCTTTTGAATAAGGGCAGACTTTTCTTCGCGAAGTTCTACGAGTTTCTTTTTATTGTACTCGTATTCTACTTTAGCTTTCTCAAACCTATCTAAGATATTCATGTCGGAATCGCAGCTTCAGTTTTAACGTAAGTAGCTTCGATCGGTGGCCCGCAATCACAAAGAGGCTTGATTGCAGTCAATCCTTTGATAAGAGCATCGATAAAGGAACGTGTGTCCCCTTCCTGAGCTACTGTAAATCTCTCTTGTATAGAAAAGGTAATCCAAGTTCCCCACTGATCCAAGTCAGCGGAAATTTCCATCACTTTTTCACCTTCAACATTAACAACTAAGCTTTGACCTTCTTTAGTGTCTATTACTTCAACACTACTTTCCGGCCTTGGCTTTTCATATCCATAATCATCAAACACCCATTTGTCGCTCATACTATACTCCCATTAACTGTTCGATTTCTTCCAATGCTTCTTCGATTTCCTGATCGAGCTTTGTCACAAGTTCTGATGTAGCTTTTGTCTTTTCTTCAAGTTCCTTGAGTGAGTTAACCTGATAGAGTCGCTTGGCAGTCTCTTTCAGATTCTTTAGCTCACCTTCAATCCTTGCCTGATTCAGCTTCGCCTTTTCCCACCGAATCTTGACTGCCTGATACTCTTGTAGTGTCATTAATAAATCCTATTTTTAAATAGTCTAGCTGCTGATTTCGCCCGTAGAATTTTTTCTGTTGACATATGTCGAACAACTGGAGGCAGTTCTTCATCTGGATAGGATGATCCATGCGGAACAAACTCTGGTTCATCTAGATCTTGATTCTTTGCCCACTTCGGGACAAACTTTGAGTACTTCATAATCAAGTCCTTGCGTTCCAGGCTGCAACAGCCTCTTCTAAAGTATCGAATTCCTGCATACTGCAAAAAGGACCTTCTTTACTACATCCTATTTCCCAAAGCCAATGGTCATTAAAACACAAACTTGATTTAGACCCACAGAACGGACAATTTTTATTTGAATCTAATTCAGTTAAAACAGATTTATGTCTGTCTTTTAGTATTCTACATTTTCGTCGAAGATCAGTTACATTTTTGAATATGCTATTACGATTGCAATTATAACATTTAAAAGTATTATTAAGAAAATCTACCTCAGCCATTTTCCAACACCAAGGACATGGACACGATCCCATTCTTTCGTTCATATGAGTTCCTTCCGTGCCTTATCGAGAGTCTTCAAGACAATCGTTTTCACTTCCTCCCGGATCTCGTTCTGTTCCATGAGATCCAGGACACGTTCCGCATAATCAATCTTGGCTTCAGAAGGAAGACTTTCCATTCCTTCAAAGATAGAATATACATCAATGTTTGATGTACTCGGATGATCAGGAAGTTCGATCTTTTCTTTCCATTTGTCTTTTGACTTGTCCAAAGGAACTACTTTGATATGAGCATCACTGTATAGAATCCCGACTTGGGGAGTCAGCAGCTGTTCCGGCAATCTACGGGGAATCATGCAACCACAATTGAAAATATCGATATCTCGCTCATGCAGAAAGCCAGTGTGATTATCGCCGAATACGGCAGCGTCAAAGCCCTTTAGCTGCTTTGCAAGTTGATCCGCTCGATTCGTCTCTTCTGCCTTCTTATGGCTGTGCTTGCCGTACCAGCAGAACTTGTGGATCATCGCAATGTTGAGTTCCCCTTCGTCCTTTTCGATCTCAATCAGATCAGTTCCATAGGGAAATCCCCAAACGTTGATGACTTTCTTCTTCAGATGCAAGCCGATTTTGCCGTGGATCCCAACTTCCACAATCCGTTCTGCAAGTACCAATGACCCATAAGCCGATCGATAGATATTTAAGTAATTGTGATTGGGAAGATCGTGATTCCCCGGAATGGCAAAGATAGCATTCTTAGATTTACTAAGAATCATCATTAGATCGTTGAGTAGCCGTAGAGATACTTCCCAGGTATGGAAAATGTCGCCGGCAATAAAGATTGGAATATCGTTCTGGTTAGCCAGAGTAATCATCTGATCCATGTAATCAAATTGGACTACTCGCCACTCTTCGGCAGTTTCTGCCCGAGCTGCGGGAACTTCGTCAGACAAATGAATGTCAGAACAGAACAAAGCAACAGGAATCGGCTGTTTTACTTTCCGCATAACGGGCACTCCAGTTGTTTAAGCTTGTTAAATTCTGTTTCCGACTTTTGACAATCAGCTTCTGCCATACTCACAGAAGATTCAACTCGCTTCCAATTCTGAACAGCTGATTCCATTCGATTCTGTTCTGTCCTAAGCGATTGCAATTCAGATAGTTTATTATCCAGGGTCTGAAAGTCAATGCTGGGTACCTTTTTAACCTTCGTCAGGAGTTCCGTAATCTTCCTATTCAACTCTTTTATGTCACGAAGTTCTTGCTTCTTCTGCTCCAGTAGTTTCTGTTTCTGCTTTAGTTTAACGACTTTCTCTTCAACTTCTTCAATCCACTTACCTTTATCAACGGCTTCTTCTGCTTGTTTGATCTGAGAATCATTGTACCTAATATCACTATTAGCAGAGTATAATTGACTGGCAACATCTTTCAGAACTCCGTCAATTAAATCAAGATTCACAATCTTGTTTAACTTTCTGCTAATCTCCAATGGAGATAAGTGAAACCAAAGAGCGGAGTCAAGCTGCTTTTGAATATTCAGTTCGTTTATATTTACGAACTCTTTTATGTCATCAGGAACTTCAGAACCAAAGGCGTTGAATTTCTTATCGTCAAGGTAGTATTCGTTTACCTTTCCTCTAACTCGTCTAATTGTTTTATTATCAAGCTTCGCCTTAACCTCGCATTCCTCAGCTCCATGCGTGATGTAAGATGTTCCTCTCGGGTAGTTATTGAAGAGGAGATCCAGAGACCTAACAATGCTGCTCTTGCCAGCTCCGTTGCTGCCAATGATAGTAGTGATCTTGTCGAACTCGATGGTTGTGTTTTCATGAGTTTGAAAGTTGGTTAGTTTGAGTTTCGTAAGCACTTCTTAACCTCATCAGAATCAATTGCAAATAGCTGTTCTAACCTTATAGTGCGATAAAAAGTTTTATTATCCATAAGTATGGACATGATAGGTTCAAATGTCCGGGTTACCGTACCTCTACCAGCCACAATGAAAAAAGCAGAAAGATTCATAGTAATAAGAGGTTCGCGATTCGCTCGCTTGTGTACGATCATCCATCCAGGGATCTTGGAAGCTTTGCAAGATTTCTCGCACTTCTCAATCCACTTGGAATAGAGATCAGTGCCGGCCGCCGCATTCTTCTTTGTTAAACTATAATTAATAAGTTTTTCAATCTCTGCTTCTGGATAGCCGTTCTTCAGTTCAAACAGAATATTATCAATCAACAGTTTTCCTACTGGGTCAGTTGCTGTGATATCCCCGTACTGACCAGCAGTAGATTTTCCTTGTTTGGTGCGTACGGTAGCCCTGGCTCCAGATCCAGCGGTACGCCAGAAGATATCGTCACGCTTCCCTTTGGTCCACCATAGAGAAAGATCCCTGGAGAAGTCCCGTTCGAATTGTCCGCCCTTAGCCATTGAGTTTTCCCTGTAGAGATTTCATACCTAACCTGGAAGCCAGCTTACTCCACTCCCGAATATTGATATTTTCTACGACTGGATCAAACTTCGGACAGCCAGGAAGTGGAATAGTTGTAAGTAACTTATACATTTTATAAGTTTCTGTTTCCATGAAGTGTTCTATCTTCGCTGGATTAGTCAGTTCGTCATTGATGAACTGCAAAGCTTTCTTGGGGCCGATTCCAGGGCATCCAGGAATGCAGTCAGAAGAACATCCTGCAAGTGACTTATAGAACGCCCACTGAGAAACAGGAATCCCGTACTTCATCAAGAACTTAGGTTTGGTCATCAAAGTGCGGTATCTAGGACAGTAAATATGAACCTTGTTGGATAACAATTGGTAAAGATCCTGATCCCCTGATACGATTATGGCTTTATCCCTTTCAGGCAATCGCTTACTGATGGAAGCAATGACGTCATCAGCTTCATATCCGTCTGCGTAAAAGTTATTGGTAACTTTCATTTCAGGAAGATATTTAAATTTGATGATTTCTATTTGTTCTTTGAAAGCTTCTCGCTTCTTCAACTCTTCCGGAGGAAGTAGATCCCGTTTGAGTTTGTATCCAGGGAAGATAGTCTTTCGTTTACCGTAGCCATGATCCCAACAAAAGACAGGAATGTGATCAGAGAATTCATTGATCAATTGAAGTGACATTGACATGAATCCATAGATAACATCCGTACGGATGTTTCCATAGGTCAACTCTTTCGAAATAGCATAATAAGCTACATATGATATAGAGTTACAATCTAATAACAACCAGTTATTCACAACGTACCTATGCAGTTAATATACTTATTGAGTTCATTCCATTTCGTAATTCTGAAATAGGAATAACCCTTACTGCTTCTTTCGTTATTGCACTCAGAGCAGGAGATATCTAGATTATCAATTTTCCAGTTGCCACCCTTTGATAAGGGAATGATGTGTTCGATCGTCGCGGTTTCAAAGTTCAGGGATTTAGAACAAAAGCAGCAAGGTTTGAGTAATTCATCTTCAAAAAGCTTTTTCTTCAAAGACTTCTTTTTCTTTGAACTGACTTGTTGTTGTGGTGGTTTCTTGTGAAGGTTGCATTGCGGCCTGGGATTGTAACGTCGCTTCTTGCTTCGTGCCATTCTGCAATCTCTCTTCTTTGCAACGGAGTTTGGACTTCCGAGATTGTAGCCGAACGCAGTTAAGACATACAGAGCGTTTCCCAGATTTGCAGTGGACGGAATCTTGAAATTCACCAGCAAGTTTTGTTTTATTGCAACGTTTGCAAGTTATATTTTTATCGTACTGATTAGCAGTCATTGCAGTAATGAGCCTGCGTCCTTTTACTTTATCAATACGTTCTTTTTTAGATTTGTAGACACAGAACTTACACCAAGTTCTGTGTTTGAAAAAATCTGTAGTGAGTTTGGATTCACCACACTTACTACAGATTTTTTGCGGAAGGTGGGAGTCGAACCCACAAACTGTGTTATCAGTGTCAGATTTTAAGTCTGATGTGTTTACCAATTTCACCACTCCCGCTTGAGTTAATCTTCGTTGGATCCAGCCCATTTTACTAATAATAAAATAAAAAACATGAAAGCAATTGTAACCACTGCTCCACAGATCATTTGGATTGCAGCATCACTCATTGTTATTCTCTTGGGATAGCGACATGTCGAGGATTCCAATCTACATGGGCCCAATACTTTCCATTGAAAACGATCTCGCGGCCACATGCTTGACAATAATGTTTCAGTTCATTCATTATTGAGTTCCTTGACTTTCATGGGAGAAATTGTCCAGTTTTCTCCTCCTAAAAATATAAATTTATATAAGCAACCATTAATATTAATATAATGAGCACCTACTGCACTGTCAAATTTGTATTTAAGTGCAATTGCTTTGGCAAGTTCTATTCGATCAAGCCTTGCCTTTGCATGATTAGCTCGTGCTGTAGCAAATGCTGCTTCTGCGTCTTGTTCAGCCGAAGTCAGTTTTATCAAATTTACAAATGCTTCAAGCTCACTGGCAGGCATAATCATTTTTTATCCTTGCTTCAAAAAGAAAGCCGGAAGTTACTCCGGCTTTAGATTAGATAAAGAACAAATGATTACTCGTCGGTGTCATCATCGTCATCATCTTCGTCATCCACTTCCGGCTTAGGAGCGGGAGCTGGCTTCTTCTTCGGAGCTGCCTTTTCCACCTTAGGCTTCGCTGCGGGCTTGGCGGCAGCTGCCTTCAGACTCACAACCGAGAGCCCAGGAAGAGCCAGCTTGAAGCCATCGAAGGCAAAATAGCCGCAAGTGTCTTCTTTGTTCGAGCTATTCCACACGTCCGGATTCAGTGAAGCAATGACGGACCGACCCGCCTTGTCCTTGATCACCAGCCCGGATTGCTCCAGAATGCCCAGGTGATGGCTGACGTTGACGAATTCGAGTCCCAAATTGGTAGCAATCGTGCTGACCGGCAGGGATTCCTTGCTCGACGCAAGATGCAAAATGATACCCATACGGGTAGGCTCAGAGAGAGCGGTAAGCTTGGCAAGTGCCAACTTCGGAATGGCCACAAATCACCTCATAAATAGAGTAAGTCTTAATTCCACCACAACACTATTATGATATCTGCTGGTCTGCGGATGACAATACCTCATTTCCCAGTTTTAATCTATTCGTATTTTTTCTTTCTAACAACCGTGCACTTCTTTTCAATCTCTTTGTACACAACACGAATGATTTTATTTAACTGCTTTTCTAATCCGTTCGTTTGAATGCGCTCGATCAGATCCTCTTGACTCAGAGTTAGATTGAGTTCAGTAGCAGCAACCTTTCCGCCCGTCTTCTTCCAGTGTCGAACGTTGACTAGGAAATTAACCGATGCTCCAACATCATCTAATCCCGATCGTTTCAGGAAAGGAATGTCGATACTGCCTTCCCATCCTTCAACCCGATTCTTCTTGATTGTGTACTGAAGTATGTTTCCATACACGTACTTCTTTCCATTGATGTCTGTCTTAAGAGTCTTCTTAATCTTTGTCCAAACTCTCATATGAGAATAGAAAGTAAGGGCATCTCCACCAGAGTAAGTTTCTGGATTGAACATTGCTCCCATTCCAATTGTCTTGCGAGTCTGGCTAATGACAATCAGAATTGATCCAGTCTCACTTAACTTATTTACGATGGATCGTAAGTAAGTAGAATTATCTTTGGCTTTGCCAGTTCCGTAAGTTCCCTTCTCTGATTTCTTTCCCTTGGCGTGTTTGGCAGCGTCCTCTTCCAACTTCGCTTCGTCTGCGGCGGAATGAAGAGCGTCCATGGAATCGAGAACATACACAAACTTCTTTTTCTTCTTCTGAAGTGTGTGTAAAGTAAAGTACAAGTCTTCTGTCGTCTTGGATGAGTTTTGAAGATCCTTGCCTAACTTAGGATTGACGATACGACTCTTGAGTTTGTTTCCGAAGTACTTGAAGATTGTATCAAATGCACCGTTCTCCGGACCATCATATATCAATTCGTAATCATCGAAGTTTTTGTTGTTGGCAGCTTCCGCAAGAATGGTTAGAGCTTGCCAAGTCTTGCCAGATCCAGATGATCCAACAAAATGAATATAATGTCCTTTTACAAATGCTCCCTTGGTAGTTCCAGTTGCAGCCATATTGAAAACAGAACAACCAGAAGACAATAAATCTTCTGGCTTAATTGGTTGCTCAATAGGAGCATTGATTAAGTCTGATACTTCTGACATGTTTTATTCCATAAAAAGAGGTAGGGAAATATTTCCCTACCTAGAATTAACTAATCAACACTTTACCATTCATCGTCATCATCTGCAACGGGCGGCTTCTTCCCTGCCTTCTTCTCAGTCTTCTCTTCTTTTGCAGGCTTGGCAGATTCCTTACTCTTGATCACCGTGCAATCTTCAGGAGCCATAGCCATATGCACTTCGCCACTCTTGTCCTTGAGCTTAAGAGAAGTACCATCCCCTGAAATGTGAGTCACTTCGCAGATGCCAAGCTCGGCATGCTTGACTTTATCCTTGAGAGAAATCCCACACTCTTTTGCAGTCTTTTGCTTCTTTTTGCCTTTAGGCTTCTCATCCTCATCGTCATCACCATCATCATCTGATGCATCCTCATCGTCTGCTTCATCTTCTTCATCGTCAGTTTCATCAGACTCTTCATCGTCGTCTGCATCCTCTTCGTCGTCTTCGACGGCAGCAGGTGCCGGCTTTGCTTTGCCCGATTTCGCTTTAGGAGCAGGCTTGTCATCTTCTTCATCGTCATCATCATCGCTGTCGGAATCACCATCATCAGTATCATCAGAAGCATCGGAGTCTTCATCGTCTCCATCCTCTTCGTCGTCTTCCAGTTCATCTGTATCCACTTCGTCCTTGTCATCATCATCTTCGTCATCCTCATCAACTGAAGGAACTTCCTCGACCCCGCCGATTCCTGACGTGAAGATTTTCTTGATCTCTGCCTCATCAAGATAAATCAAACAGTCTTCAGGATTTTCGTACTGCTCCAAAATCGATTCTGGTAAAGGCTTCTTCCGAGGTTCTGTCTTGAGAGTGACAGGAGCTACGTACGTATTACCAGAATAGGATTTGTTCTTGGCAGATACAACTACCGTTTGACCTTCTTGTAGTGAATGCAGATGCTGAATAGGATCATCATCAGCTTCGGCAGACAATGTATTACTCAGTAGTTCTCCAAATCCCATCTTGTAAGACGTTTCGAAGAACTTGATACGTTGATTAGCATCTTCCGCAAGACGATCGAGAACAATAAAGATCTGTCGATGCTTGGCACTAAGAGCCCCGCGTTCCTGATCTGTCATTTCTGCCCGGTGCTTGCTGATGTAAGCACAGATCGGGCAATTACCTCCCTTCATCTTCGACGGACAGATCACCTGCCGACGTCCATCACTGCCAAGCCCCTTATGGACATAGACACTCAATTCATAATGCCAGTTTCCTTCTTCAGCATTCCTATTTCCCTTTCGGGCTGTATAAGGGAGAATATCAAACTTGTTCTTGGTATCTGCCTTCAATTTGTACTGAGAGAGACTTGTCTTGAACCATTCAATGCTGTTATTACTATCCAGCTTGGCAGCAGTCTTCTTGCCGCTAGTGTAAACCATCTTCTGCTTAGCTTTAGGAGGAGCCATCAAATCACCTTTTTGGTTTTGGGTTTCGCGAAATAGTCCCTGAAAAACAATTGGATCAAATCTTCAATTGACTTCTTACGTTGCTGTAATGCTTCGGTCAAAGCGTCTAATTCACCTGCTTCCTTTTTGAGAGTAAGAACGTTGTCCATAGAGTCAATCAGTCTTTTGTCTGTAGTGATGACTGCTTTGACTGTATCTTCAGTGACCTTGCCCAATCCAAACTTTTCTGGATTGCGACGAACTTCTAATTCTACTTTGGCTTTTAGAACGTCGTGAGCTGCTTTTGCTTTGTCGTACTCAAACCGCTTTTTACATGCGATCTTCGCCCAGTGATTGTATAGAGTAGGTTGCTTTGCAGTTTCCGTGTCCAAGTCGTATTTGTCAATTGCGAGAATGTTTTTCTTTTCGCTCGGTTGTGCTTTTTCCATTTTTATGAACCTTTGTTATTTCTTCAACAACTTTGACGTCTTCGCCTTCCAATTTACTAAATTCAACGTAACTGTTTTTTATTTCCTCTATTCTTTTATTAGTAAACACAAATATCATTTCTGCGATGGTTAGTTCATCTTTTTCTTGAGGAAGATCTCGAGTTACAAACTCGTAATTAACTGAGTAACCAAGTTCGTCCCCATTTTCAACATCTTCAATTGTAATTACGATCTTTGACACAAATTGTCTCCTGAGAAGGTTATCCGTGGAGTACATTATAGCAGGCAAGGGCAAGTCCGGCTTCCCCAGATTGAAAAAAGTCGTATTGAAATGCGTTTATTACCTTTACGGCAATAGGCATCCCGCTATTTAGCAATACAGCTTTATAATATCCTAGAACGATACGTCTTACTGTTTCAGGCTCATCATTTATACTTTTGAGAATAGTTGCGATTTCTTTCCAAGTGACTCCTTTCTTCATCATTGCTCGACACAGATCGATAGTCTGCTTTGTCGTTTCTGGATTCACAATCGCCTTGAATTGATCTTCGACATCAGTGATCTGCATCACTTTTTCAAGGGTCACTAAAGCTTGCCGGGCTGATCCTTCGGCTGATTCCGCAATCTTCTCAGCTACTTCTGATTTAAGTTTGAACTTCTCTTTTGCCGCAACTTTCTGAACTAGCTGTTCAAGTTCCTCATTATCTAGCTTTGTAGTTTGGAACGTTGTGCATCGGGTATGAATTGTTTTAATTAACTTATTCGGATCAGTAGTGCAGAGAACAAAGTAAACTCCTTCTGGTCCGTCTTCCAGGAGTTTCAAAAGCATTGTCTGGGCATCGCCAGTGAGCTTATGTGCTTCATCAAATACGAACATCTTTCCATTGCCAGCCATGGATTTCACACTGGCGTTTCGCTGTACTTCTCGAACATCATCAATCCCGCGAGCATCCGCCGCGTTCTTTTCGAAATAGTCAAACGAATGAATTCCTAGCTTGGTTGCAAGGATCCGTGCGATAGTTGTCTTTCCGCTCCCGGAAGGACCGGAGAGCAAAACCGCTTTGGGAAATCCTGATTTAATTAGGTTAGTTAGTACATCACATGTGGTCTTATTACTGACAACATCTCCGAAGTCAGAAGGCCGATGTTTCTTATACAATTCCATAATCTTCCTTAAATAGAGAGTACTTTAAAGTGCTTAGGATTCTTTTTCTCTTTAAGTAATCTAATTACATTTGATATTCTTGCATCTTTCCCATCTGTGAAGATAACCGCCCGCTCGCAGTAAGCTATCATAGCTAAATACATATCTTCTACAGTAAGGCATTCTTCAGGATGGAATATCACCAGACGTTTACTTCGTTTGCTTTTATAGCTCCACTCCGCGACAAGACTATCTACCCCTCTGAGTTTCTTGTCCTCTCCGCGAGTGAAATAAGTACTTGTTATCACACATACTTTTTCCTTTTTCTCCAGAATCTTTTCCAGGATTTTAAATAGTTCGTCTTTCTTATCATACTTAGGACTTCCTGTAATAAGTATTTTACAGTATTCTGGCTGGATTTGTGGAAGGTGCGGAGAGTTTACCCGATCCTCTTTTTGCTTTTTCATTTGGGAACCCAGAAAGAATCTTTCTTAATCCAGGGCTTTTTCATATCCCAGGATTCATCATTTTGTACCACATCCACTTCGATTTCCAATGGGGTCTTGATCCAGTCCCAATACTTTCGAATAGCTACAGTCATAGTGTGCTCTGCCATATTCAGGAAGTCCTGAAGCTCTGCAATCGGCACGTCTGCAATTACACAGTCGTGGATCTGAGCGATCAGCAGGGATCCCATCTTCTTCCGAATAAGCTCTTTGGTCATTTCCACAATAGACCAGTCTAAACAGTGAGATGCCGTTCCCTGAATTGGAGTATTCATCAAGAACAGTCTAGAATGGATTCCGTTGATCACAAAGCCCGTCTTCATCCGGAAATAACCATTCTTTACATAGTCATCCCACCATTTTTCTTTCTTGTCACAGAATACGTGGAACTTCTTATTGAAGTTATCTTCTGCTTGCTTAATCAGATACTCAAATGTTCCTATCTTTGGGGACTGCCGGGGATCACAAGTTCCAAGCTTCTTGATTCCTTTCTTCCGCAAATGATCTTTAACAGTAGTTTTATTATCATTTGCTAACTTAAGATCCATAGTATTCATATGGAGCCAAAGATTCTTCGCACAGCTGACGTAGTAGCTTCCATATAGGATTGGAAATACGAACTTGTTTTTGGCACAGTACCGGGCATCCTTTGACACTTCTTCCATGCTCAGCTTGTAGCACTGCATAGCTTGATCGCGGTGAATGTCTTTCTTTGGATTACTGGCATATTGGATCATCGCAGGGTCTTCCCAGAAGGAAGCCGCGATTCTGAATTCCATAGCCCCGTAATCGATCTCTACTAATACTCTTCCATCTCTTGGAATGATGAGTTGTCGAATCAATGGTCCGATATGCTTATCACGGATAGGCATATTTTGGAAGTTCGGCATGCTGCTAGATGTTCGCAGTGTGCTTGTAATGTGGAGATGGAAAAAAGGATGCAGGAATCCATCAGAGTCTGTTTCCCTTAAAAGATTCTTCAAGTATGTTGAATTTGCTTTGAGGTACTTTTCCCTAAGTAGGAAAGTCTCAACGTACTTGTATCCCATGCACTCTGATTCTAAAAAATCCTTATCTAGCTTAGCTTGTCCTTTCGCTGTGTAAGTCTTGGGCTTCATCCCCAGCTCTTCGAAGAAGTACTCCCGGAGTTGATCCCTGGAAGAGACGTTGGCTTTACTCCCGAACCGCTTTTGCAGCCATTGAAACTCTGACTCCTCTTTCAGCTCTTCTTCCAAGAGATCGATCTTTTTAGATATATCTACAATAGTTTGTTTGAGTCTAGGAACATTGATGCGGATTCCATTCTTTGACATTCTTGAGAAAGCTAGAACAGTCTGACGATAGAAATCTACTGCTTCCGGAGTTGCCGCAATCATATGTAATACTCGGGATCTTTGAGTTTTGGTTTGTTCTGATAGAAGTTTAAAGTTCCTTCTAATACTGCTATCTTTGCTTTTAGATACTTAATTTGCATTCCTTGGAATAGTAAAATTCCAAAAAACACAAAGTAGTATAAGAACAAAGCAATCAGAACAATAATTTCCATACTAAACTCCTATGAGTTTCTTTTGGAGCTTCGTGATTTTATTTTCGATCAGGCTATCCAATCCGTTGTAGAGCAGCAGTCTACTCCACCCAATTTCATTGATCCGGTTGAGAGAATATCCACCTTCAGCATTCAGGTAATCTTCGGTGTCATCCGTGTAGACTGGGAGTCCTAGACGCACGAAAGCTTGGAACTTCAAGCTGTTGATATCGTCTCTGGTGTCGATCAGGTGAGAGTTAACCATACCATCCCAATCCCAACCCTTCACATAGCCCCCGAGCTTCGCGGCAGTCCAGCGATCTTCAAACTGGATATTCCAGCCAGACTTCTTTATGTTTTTGTCAAATAGAATTGATTGAACATAAGGAATAACTTCTTTCTTCATAGGAAACGCAATGGTAGTATCACCATCAGACATAGAGCATGCGTAGATCAGACTGCTATCATTGTCTGGCTTCAAACAGTTAGTTTCATAATCGAAACTGATTGCAGGCTTTGTCTTAAGATATTTCAATTGTTTAATGACATCTTTAGGATCCATCAAGATCTTGACTTCTGATTTCCAATCCGGAATTTTCTTCCAGGGCTTACCACTCAACTTGGCAATCTCTTTGATACTGTTATTCAGATATAAATCATACAATTGATTCTTCTGCTTCGCCACAAACATAGGATTGTAGATAGGGCAGATCCAAGCATTCAGACTCTGGCAAGGAATTAGCCAGCCTGCCCAACGGTCCTGGCTGGAGAGATCTTCCCCCTTCTTTTTCCAGACATATCCCAGCAAAGACTTCAGAGCGAAACTACCAACTGGAATAATTATATCTGGTTCGTACTCTTTAATAACATTGATTAGATTAGGTCGGCAGCTACTGATGATTCTTTCAAGTTCAGAGGCAGCGGGAAAGACTTTCTTACTGTGACAGATTGTTGCTCCAGTGATCCAGCAATCCCGCTCGTAATCAATTCCCAGAGGCTTCAGAAGCCGGGTAAAGAGAATCTTGGCATCCCCCGTCCCGATCACCCCAGCCGCATCATCCTTGGAGGTAGGGCCATCCAGGATGATCAAGATGCTTCGCTTTCCTTGCCCTGCCACTTGCAGCTTTGGGGAGCTGCACTGAATGTAGAGTTTACATTTCTCGCACTTGGGAACGAGCGAGAATGGAGACTCCACCTGAGTTAATTGTGATTTAGAAAAGAACATTATTCTTTCTCTAAGACTGAATAGTATGCACAACACAAGTAATGATAGCCTTTGATTTCTTCAGGATCTAATGACCGATAGCATTCAAGATCTCTAAAGTCAATTTCTACTTTATCATCTTTTTTAAATACCATAGTTTCGTAGTCAAATGTCACACGATCCTTTGGAGCTTTATGAGCATTCCATAAATTAGTAATTCCGTTTCTAAAATTAGCAGTATCAAAAATATCTCTACGCAATCCCTCGGGCATTGCCAGTCCTGGAGTCCAAAGAGAGCCGATAGAGGAAATAAAATAATCTCCAATGTGAGTTGACAATTTAAATACATTAATTGATAGTCTATTAAGGTATTTCTCATTTGGCAGAATAACTGCACCCTCCCATTCCCACTCTGTCATAGGAATGTAATTTTTAACTTCAAAGTAAAAGTCAGGATTATCCAAGATCTCTTGAAATACTTTGTCTGGTATCTTGGCAATGTTTGGGATCATTCGAATGAATCCCATTTTCTTCCCGTCTTCCTGGAGTTTGTCCAGATAGATCATTCGCTCATTCTGTGTCATTGTCATTTTCCTGTTCCTTGATTTCGCTTCGCTCAGATGCAAGTGAGCACATGTAAACAAAGTCTTCAGAACGTACCTTCAATACGTTTTCATTGATTCCAACAGTTTCAAATTTCTTAGTTAATTCAATAAAGATCTTGGGAGGAACTTGGAATTCCAAGTCCGGGCCAGCATATCGGGCCTTGCTCCATTCGGAGTATTCCGCTGTAGCTCCAGCTCCGCAAACCATCATCTTGCCATTCTTTAACTTTACTGTAATCTTCGCTTCTGCTTTCCCTACTTCATAAGCTGGCACTGCTGCCCGGTCTGCAATCTCGGCAAGTGCTTTAGGGAAGGTAATCTTCTTATCTACATCAATCTTTACGATTGGAGTTAGATCCAGATAACTCCCGGTTGACTTCAAACAAGAGTAGACGATCGAATTGTTATCTACTGATCTAAAATGTATCCAGTTCTCCGTTTCGCACATCTGCTGAACATCCATGTTTAGAAGATGTTTGATACTTCCTTTCTTTACCAAGATTGGAGCTCGCACGCCCATCTTCAACCGGTACCGCATAATCTGGGTGTTGTCCGTGCCTTCAATCCATTTCGGATGAATGTGGAGGCAGTTGGCAAGGAACTTCTCTTCGTCGTCCCCGATCGATTCCAAAACAAGTCCCAAAGCTTCCAGGAAGTTATCAGGTAGAATAATCCAATCTGCCTCTTTCGGCTTCTCCACGATCGCAAAGGGCAGCTTGATTGCCGGATCGAAAGCCACCTTGATTTGCTTCCGCTTCCCGAGAAACTTACAACAGTTGTTTTCCACTTCAACTTGAAGAGTCTCATCAGACAATTGCGGAAGGATCTTCGAGATAGAAATATGCTTTAATGCCCCTGAGATCTTTAATGGTGATTTGGTACGACAGGCTACCTCTCCGTTATATGTGAACACATCGCCATTATGAAATACATAAGAGTCTGACTGCTCAACGCTTTTTCCTAATCCTGGAGATACAGATTCAAGAACTTGGATTAGATCAAGCCGATTTACTATGCTTGTCATTTTTCTCCTTCATGTAATTTTTGTATTCGTTGAGGATTGTAATATCTGTTTCCTCAGTAAAGACAGGTGCTCCGCATTTGCAGATGAATACTTCAAGAGCAGGAATATCTAGTCTGTGACATTTCCCCTGTTCGTCAATCAGTTGAGTAGTGAATCTAATCGTTCCACGTGTAAGCAGTCCTCCGAAGTTACAATAGGGACACTTCCAACGCTTCATGATCAGAGTGCTCATACTTTTAAACTTTCTTTTAGTATTTCAATAAACAAACTTGTAATTGCTTCGTAATCATTGACATCAACTTCTTCATTTTTAGTATGTGTTTTTATGGTTATAATGTCGGTTCGACACGATGTCATTTTTTGATACTGTAGGTAATAATCTCCATATTGGAAAATAACGACAAATCCCTCTTTGTAGCCTACCTTATATTTTCTTATTGTAATTTTATCTGGACATTTAACATCAACGTAAATTTTACTAATTGAATATAGCATTTTTTTGACTATTTCATAATCCGTAATATTTTCCTTGATTGTGTTACATGCATGAGAATAATCAGTTACTTTAATTATTTGTTCAACTAGCATTTTTTAATCCTATTTCTAGAATTAGTGTAGAAATTAGATTTGCGATTGAATAAGCATCTTCTTCACTCTCAATGCCTAATCCACCTTGACGTTCTGGTTTAATACGAGTCCCACCCAAACCTATATCAGTGTTACTACCATAGATCACAACAAATATATTTATTTCGCTTCTATTTCCATAAAATATTTCTATAAGATTAGATTTGTACACTTCTATAACAGATGGCAATAAGTGATGCTTAAGCATAATCCATGTTGTAATTATGCTTATATAATCTTTATATTCTTGGGAACATTCAATAAGGTTCAATGCTTTTTTAACGTCTGCAAGAGTTTCTGGTTCAATTCTTTGCATCAGATAGCTCCATAACCATAGAAATGAATCGGCCGACTTGCTCTGCTTCTTCAACGTTATTTATTTCAAAATTAGTAGAGTTATTAATGGCATTATATAATGCGTAACGAGTTTTATTTCTACCTTTAGTATAATGAACTAATGTTATGTAATTTTTATAATAAATAAAAATACAATTATATTCGTATTTGATATCTGTAGGCACAGCTTTATTTATAAAATATACAGTATCAACTATATAACTGAGATGCATAGCAGCTTTTCTATCTTTATATTTTGCTAAATCGGCACCTACTTCTGATATTGTCATAGACGCTCCGGGTAAAACAGAAAGTCCCCGATTTGTATCTAGGGACTTCCACATCCTATCAATTAATTGACAAGGGAACATTAATTGTTTTCAGCTTGACTCCGTTTCCTCAATTTCTCTTCTTCCTTTTTGAAAAACTCATCCACACCCTTATCAATCAGATCCTTGATTTCCTGCGGTGGCTCCCCTGGAGTATCGCTAGGGTTAAGCTTGAAGACTTTGATATCGTCTGGATTCATCCCCATGAATTTCGCAAACAATTCTTTGACCAAATCTTCAGAAATCTTCTCAGTCGGTGGTTCTGAAGTCCCTTCCATTGCATCTTCGAAGATACTGGCAGGATCCTTTTCCTTTTTCTTCTGCCTGCACTTTGGGCAGTTACAGAGATCAGGATTGAGAAAAGGCTTGCCTTCAGACATAGCCTGGATCTCAAGCATAATGGCCTTGGAAGCACCACAGTGAATTTTGAATTCTTGCTCTTGTTGCAAGAAGTACATGGCTGCGAACGTTTCTAAAACCAAGGCTGCAAGTTGTCCAGCATCGATATCTTTAGTCCTCCCTCTTTTCTCCAGATGCTCATGAAACTTCCCCATCATTACGACTTGGGCTAAAGCCCCCATGAAGAAGTAACTACTGGCATGAGCTCCCATCGCCTTGATCAAATCTTCATTATAGCTTGCTCGAATCTGCGGCGGAAAGTCATCATCCCGGTAAGCATCAAACGCATCTTGGGGAGAGCTTGCGTTAAGGATCTTCTTGAAGAACGGCTTAGATATACTCTTACTAAACTTATCAAGCAAGGTTTTAAAAGTGGACATAGTTCACCATGTTGAGGTAACAAACACATTGGCAATGGAACGACTGCCGGCAACGTACACTACTTGGCTTTGAAGACTTTCTGCTTCTCGTCTTACAATCCAATTAAGTCGCATCACGTCTTTCTTTTTCTCAAGCTCTTTCTGGTTCAGCCCGAAACAGGCTGTCACGTGTGCGAACTTTCTCTTATCTTCTGAAAAGTTTTCCATACTCAGAAGATCACCTTTGTAGCTCTTGGCGTCTGCCTGAGACGCCGTAATAACGCAAGAGTGACTAGTCTCTGACAATCCCCGCATCCTTGCCCAAGTCTCGTTAATTTGGTGGCGAGTATCAATCCCGCCGTTACACGGTGCGAGAATGTCAGCATAATCTGTTACGATAACGTCTGGTGGCCAACCTTTCCTTGTAAGCGATTTCACTAATTCTGTTATGTCTTTGACTGTGATACTCATTGTAGGGTAGGTGTATACTTTTAGCAAGGGCTCTTTCGTTTTTAATTTCCCGATTATCTCCTGGAATTTCGCTTCCAATTCCACTTTACTCAAATCTAATTTAGCACTTTTGGTAATTGTCTGAACATCAGGAAACCCATCTTCAAACTTTTTAGTAATCAATTTAGGTACAGTGAAACGTCCTGCCTTTCTTGGACGTTCAATTGCTCTGATGTAGAAACGATTTAAGATCTGCCGCTCGCTCAAATCTCCGCATTCCAAAAATAAGACTCTCCGTTGCTGCATGACTGCTTGCCAAGCTAATTCCTGCATTACAAAGGTCTTTCCTCGCTTCTCAGGAGCCAAGATTGAAACGAAAGCGTCTCGCTCCAAAGTATCTCCGAAGAACTCTCCCAGGGCTCCGGGAAACGTAATGAGGGTTTGGTTGACAGAAGTATCCAAAACTGAATGCATCTTTTTTATGTCTTGGAAAAAATCTACTCCTGATCCTAAGCCTAGCTCAATCTTGTTTGACTTATCCAGGATCTGGAAGGCTTTGGTGTAATCCCCGGCTTCTATCAATCCCTCAAGTTGGTTTTTGATTTTCTCCAACTTAACTTTGTTGAAAAGCTTGGATGCTTCATCAACTAAGTATTTGGCATTGATACCAGTCGCGGAGTACTGATCAGACAATCCTTCTAAGTAAGTCTGTACAAGATTAACCGTGTCTTCATTGGCTTGCTCTTCCGCCCAAGCGGTAAACACTGACTTGATAACTTGCTTAGGGGCTTTGTCATATTTTTCATAATAATCAATGCACCATCCTCCAATAATGTTGGACCAGACTGTACCGAACAATCCTTTGCCAGTCCAACGCGGTGCGATTTGAGAAAGGACTTCCTTACTGGCAATCATGCCGATCAGGACTTCTCTCTCAACACTTCCTTTTTTTGTTTTAATTTTCATTTTTGATATTCAGTTAATTTGAGTTTTGGGCTTGCTTGAAACGTAGCTTCGTAAACTTTTCCTTTATACTTTACTTTTTTATCATTATATTTGTAAAATTTAGTATTAAATAATGTATGCATGCAATCATTTTTAACATGAATGAATATCTTGTTTTCGAAGATCTCCACAGTATCAGCTGGGGAATGCTTACAAATATCCAGAGCGAGATCTAACTTTTTTTTGTTCATTGCTCTTGTATGAACAATAATATTCAAATTAGATAAAAATGCTACATTATAAACATATTTTATATTAGAATCATTAGCTAGATATTGAAACTCGTATGTTGTAACTGAATTTTCTAAGTAATCTGGAAAAACTCCTGGAGAATAAACACTCAATTTACTAAATACTTTTTTTACTCCACATCTGTAGACCCATGTATTAGGCGGAGCTACTAAAGGCACTTCTGTGTTCGGCAGCCAATTGAATTCCTGAAAGATAGGAATTTGGTCAGGATTTTGCTTCAGCCCTTTATAATCTTTATGTGTGAAGTGCTTGGGTATTTCAGTACTAAACACATATTCTCTTTGCTCCATCCCTACGCCATTCCGTACTGATTCAGCAAAGTCGTACCATTTATCATAATAATGATATAACACTCTTCTGTAGTTATTCCAAAGCTTTAGACTTCCATCGGGACTTCCGAATACTGTCATATTCGGAATAAACGTTGGAGTAATTATTTCATTAGTACGAATACTTTTAAATATTATCATTTGGTTTTCTGAGTTGAAGTAAGTGCTCCAGGCTCTGAATGCAGTTGTAAATAGCCTGCAAGTGTCCTACATTCGAATGCCAGCAAGAATACTCAATCGCGATTCGTTGGAACTCATTCAAATTGTTTTTTGTGCAAAACTCATTCACTATTTTTCTACGTCGCCAGTAGTTTATATAGCCAGATATAAACCACAGTGTGTTTTTAAATATAGATGATTCTTTATTCCTAAAATGCCTGATGAGATCTATGAAGTGCCTAGCCTTCTGTAAATCTTCTAGGCCGTTCTTTTTTTCGTATCTGCATACGTATTTGACAACACAGCCTTCCATGAAAGGAAGGCTGGTCGGGAAGAACAATTCTACAGGTTGCATAGGGGAGATTCTGTAATGATCTCCCCCTACCTGATTATCCAATGCTTCCATTAGCGTCCTTGAGATTATCAAACAGAGTTGGATCGGTAGTCTCGTGGAGAGCTACTACTGTCGGTTTGTTGCGGGCCAGCTTTTCGTTATAGCGGTCCTTGGCTTCCTGGATAGTTGCCTGAAAATCCTTCAGGATTTCCGTTTCCTTGAAGAGATCCAGCATGGTTTCAATGGTAGCAATGATGGCTTCGTTCTGCTCCAAGGCCAGATTCAACTTAGCATAGGCATAACCGCCTTTTAACCGAGAAGTATTAGTTCCAGTCCGACTGCCCCTTTCTGCCCGCATGCGGGGCCAAGGAACATCCGGGAAGATCGCTTTCCACTGGTTTTGCACAGTGGTTTTGCCAACAGGGAATTTCAAATCCTCCGTCAGCATCTTCGCGATGGTAGCCTTCGAAGGCTTTTCGGTCAGAATGTGACCCTTGAGTAGTTCCAGTTTTTTGCCAATCTGAAACAACTCCCGATAGGTTGTGCCCTTTTTCATACGCATCGTCACTCCAGCTCAATACTAATGTTTTCAAAGATAAACCGCTTTCCGAGCCTAGTTCCTGGACTAAGCACGTATGCAACCTGACGATTGCCCATAGCTTCTCTGGTTACTATTCCAAGATCTATTAGTTCTTTGATATATGCGTAGGAAGTACTCCTACCAATATTCAAATCATCTGCTAATAGTTCCGGAAAGACACCTTTTTCCTTCATCAATCTTCTGAGAATAATTAGTCTTTTTGGATCTGAGAGAAACCTGAAGAGCAAGGCGACTCTTCGATCCTGAGGCGATTCCCGTTCAGGAGATTCGTAGCTTCCGTCAATATCTTCATCGTCTCTTGTAGTTGACATAAGTCATTCATGCTGGGTTTGCTGTGTTTGATAATTTCGATTTTCTTTTTATAGTAACTTCCTTGTAGATGCAAAATACAAAGAAAAATACACCATTGAACTGAGTAGAAAAGAATAACTTCTACTGTGGGCCACATCCTGGAATCCCCTGAAGATATGTGTATAGTAAAGAGAGTATTGCGAATGTCACAATAAACCCTACGCTGGTTGCTATGATTTCCTTATCTTCTTGATTTAATGGCATTATTCATCTTCCTCTAAATTGATTCCCAGATCTTCAGCAACTTCTTGCTCATCAACGCAATTAATTCCGTATTGTTTGTTGTTTGAATCTAAAAATATTTTAAATGAATCGTCTTTTTTAAATGCTGCGTTGAAAAGTGTGGCGATATTGTAATAGGGACTGCAGCCGTCACTGTATTCATTATCGAGGAGGAAGTAACGATCTCCAGCGAACGTTCCACAAGCTTCAAGGATCTTTCGAGACAACTGATCGTCTTTAGCTCCCCATTTCTTCAACTTGGTTTGCAGCTTAGCCGCATCGTAAATGTGCAAATCAATTGATATTCCCATTATTACTCCTGAATAGCTGGGGAAATTTTCTTAAGCACTTCTTCTTTTGTAATTGAACTGTCAACAGTCAGTTCAATCTCAAGTACATCTCCAAGTCGATAGATAGCATTTGAATTGTAGTGATATCCAATGATTCGCCGCATCGCTTCTACAGTCTTCTTGGTGTACTTAGGAATCCGCAACACATAGGTATTGTTCATTTCATCCTCACTGCTCCAGTTTCTTTTTCACATGGGTAATTATATCTTGCAGGTATCTGTCTACAAGTCCCGAACTTGCGGATTTCACGAGATTAACTAATTCATTTTCAACTTTAGGAGCTTTCTTTGTGTCAAAACAAGATGAGATTAAGTTGCCGTGCCACTGATCCCAATTATCTAATCCATGAAAGATATTGGTGATTGACTCCCTGCTGTACTCTTCTGGGATGTTGAGATTTGCGTAGATGATTTCCAGGTAGCATTCATGGTTACTGGACTTGGAAGATAGCTCTTTGACTGTTTCGCAGACTGCTTTGCGGAACTTGCGATACTCGTCTGTATTCTTGATAATTGCTCCCTTAACCATGTCAGGAGTAATTTTATTACTTTTCCAGTTCCACATTTTCATTTGATTATAAAATTCTTGTTCGTACTCGTTAAGATCTCGTGTGTGAATCTGGCCTGTCCTTCGATGGCAAATTGCCAAGATTGTTGGGAATTTCTTTCGAAAGGTGGCAGCACAGAACGCCTGCGGAATGTACTCTCCGCCGATGTTCGCAATGTACCAGTCGAGAACCTTGGTTATATGTGCTTCTGTTGTAAATTTTCGTAGTTGATAAAACTCTTTTGCCCAACTATGAATTGACCCAATTCGTGAGAAAATAAACTTTCCGTCGATGATCGCCTTCCGCAACCGCTTCGCGGCAGCGTAGTCGAATTCGCTGAAGCGAGAATTTTTCTTTGTGGTATCTAATTCAGTAAAAAAGCCCATTGTTGTATCCCTCAAACATTCGTTTTGGCGCGTAACATCGTGATTTAGGGTATGGCAAGAACTTTGTTTATTAAAACATTTGTTAAAACCGTGAATATTGATTTTGACCTGAGAATTTTCTTTATTTTTATTTTTATTTATCAAACAATTGTTAAAACCGTGACTATTTACTTGGGAATGGTGTAAACCGGAAGTCTTGTTTTGTTTATTTCCAACTTCAAAAGGACGATTAGCCGACTTGATCCGCTTCGCGGATTTAGTCAAATCGATGTCCGAACTTGTGGTTGGGAGAGATATATCTTTCTCTTCTTGTAAAGAAGAGGAAGATTGACTTTCTCTATTGTGTACCTCGCCCGTTTTTAAGCCATTTTGAGGGGTTAGGAGATGGGCCAATTTGATGACAGGAATCCCCCCGCCGAGCAGTCTTCGGCACTCTTCGGCACTCGGCCCCTTGGTCCACTGATTTTCAAGAATGGTGATGTCATGTTTGTTCCACTTTGTGGCATAGCAGTTGGTTTCGACCATCCAGCCACACCGAGTACGGCTCGTGAAGAGATGGGTGCCAGCCCACACGATCAGTTTTAATGCCTCTAGCTTCTTCAGATTTCGATTAACTGTCTTCCGGTCACATCGGAGGATCTTTGACATGGAAAGCTGGCTTAAATAGCAAGTACGGCCATGGAAACGGTATTGGCGGTAGATGAGATCCAAGATCCTGCCCTGAATCAAAGTAATCTTTCCTAACTTTATCAAGTTAGTGATTGATTTCTTCAGCGGGTTTTTGCTGTAAAATCTGTTATAAAAACGAATAATGAACTGAAGTTTTCCGAATAATTTTCGTTTTTCTCCCAGATGGGAGTGGAAACTTGAGTACTTGAGTGGTAACTTATTCATGACTTATCTGAGTTGGACACGGTTCTTGAAGTCGGCTAAACTTCGAAGAACCACAAATAAGATCACCTAGGATAACAACCTGGGTGATTTTTTTATTCCATTTCCTCGATCTGCACGAGCAAATCGATCAGTTCTTTTGTATCGGCTTGGTACAGTTTGCACAGCAGTCTGATTTCACTTTGGCTGATTCTACGAAGTCCAGCTTCAGTTTTCTGGAGCACGATCAGTGTGATTCCTAGCTTAGCGATGACATGCCCCAAACTCAACCCACATTTTTCTCGGTTTTGTTTTAAAATGGTTCCAATTCTAGTATAAATCTCTTTCTCTTCTGGCTTCATCTTCCCGACTCTACTTCCTCGATGGCCACTGAATGGCGGAGCTTCCCCAGGATCCAGTTTGAAGTTCAGAGCATGGAAAATATGGCTTGATGGATCCATCAACAAAGCTTCAATATAAATCTGCCCATCAGAAATATTTTTTAAAGTCATTATGTGTAGTTTACCATAGTAAATATAAATTCTCTTATTTTTATTAACTATGTGCATTTCTTTCTTAATTGTCATTTCCTGCTTCCTTTACCAGTTCAATTAAACTATATCGTTTCATACAAGCTTTAAAGAAACTTTTAACTGTCTCATCTAATCCAAATTGAATTCCACTGGTTATGCCACAATTAGTACAAATGATTTTGTAAAACTCTTTTAAGTATCGAATACCATCAAGTTGATCTCCATAGCTGTACAAACTTAATCTTTGTTTTGCGAATACAATGCCGCCAGTTCCTAACGGCGGACAGAACGGACACGGCTCTTTTAGATATTTTTCAAATGTTATTTTAAGTTCCAGCTCTTTTTCTTGATTATATTTTAATATCATTAAATATTCCTTTCATTTTATCAAAAAATTCTTTGTAACTAAGTCTGTCAAGATACTCCAGGAATTTCTTTTCTTTCTGCTCTTCGTGCTCCGCAACGAGTTTCAGCCATTTCTGCTGCTGGCATCTCTCCTCCTCTTGAACATCTATGGCCACAGAGCAGGCTTCCAGGAAAGCAACGCCAAGATCGCAGGCGTACTGGCGGCCACTTGTTACTCCGCAAGTTTCACAATGAATGTCGTACAAATCATAAGAAATTATATCTTCATAGCTATCAGGCCCAAGATTTGTAACTATTAATGTAAGATAATTACAAACTGGGCATTTTCTATTCAACATCACGTAGGAACCATTTTTATGAATTGGAAGATTGATCATTAGCAACCTCTTTTGACACAAATTTGCAAGAAAGCAACCCCTACGTCTTCTATGAAATGCGGCCCAGTTTCAATATTGCAATTAGCACAACGGATACTAAACATATCCTTTGATTTATATCTTGATAAATATACTGATAGTCGAGTATGGCATGAAGGACATGGTTTAAATAGCGCTTTACAAGACCCAGGTTTCATATTTGTCATTGGCGATCTCCCTTACTCATGATTTCGTCCATGATTTCACCTCTTCAACTTCTTGCTCTCTTATAATCATCAACTTAAGCCAGTTTATTGCAGTCTCTTCAGGCGTTGATCCAATTATAGTTTCTCCACAACATTTACAATATATTTTTGAATGCAGGTTTGTTTGTTTAAATATCAAACCACCACTACATTGATGACATCTTTGATGAAGTGCTTTCTGAAGTAAGATCATAATAACTCCCTGAGTTTGCGTATCTCCGAGAACTTGGCTTTGCCGGGATCCTTAGCATCCAGGGTAATCACTTGGGTCACTCCTGGATAGATCGCTAGTTGCCCTGCCAAAGACTCTGCTGCTTTCTTTCCCGGCTCGTCAGTATCCAGGCAGATATATCGGTAGGGATACCGAGAAAGCTTCAATACTTGAGCCTGAGAGAAGTTCACGCCGCCCAGACTGACAGCTCCGGGACCGATCCGCATAGCGTCAATCTGCCCCTCAACTACAATCACAGAATGTCGTAGAAAATCCTCCCCAAATAACAGTTGCTTGATACTTATCGCTTCATGAGTTACGGGAGCATTTTTATATCTGATGTTATTTTCAGGATCGATAGTTCTTGTAGTCCAAGTCGCTTTCTTTCCTTTGTAGTATGCAGGAATGAATATCCTGAATGCATATTCTCTGCCTTGTCTACCTATCGCTTGGAGTCTGTATCGTTCGATATTGATTGAAGTTTCTTTACCGAACCGCTCTCTTAGATAGTCATAATGACCTTTTGGCATTTCAGTAAGTATTCCAGGTGGTTCTTTGTAGTGCCCAACTATCTTATCTTCTTTGGGTAATACTAGATCCCCTAGCTCTGCTTCGAAGTGTTTAGCATCTTCCCGGAAGAGAGCATAAAGGGTCCGATTGAATCCAACTGGACCACAACTCCAGCAGTTGAAATACCGTTGTTTGACTTTAAAGCCTAAACGGAACCTCCTAGAACCAGGAGAGCAGAATGGACAATCTAGGTTTATCCATCCTGCTCTCGTATGGTGGTGACTAGCTGGAGCTAACTCTACATCATGTTTGATAAAGAAAGTGTCAAGATTCGGTTCCAACACTCTTCAGCTCCTCTTGAGTCAGAAGAAGTATTCCATTCAATATAGTTAAAGTTTTGTACAGTGATTTAAGGTTGCGATTAGCAATCTTCAAACACATTTCTGTACGTCTTTTCTTCTCCAGTAGGGCTTTGTGGTAGTTGGTAAAGATCTTGTATCCAGCATATTTGTCTACGTGATCTTTATTCCGAAGTTTGAGAATCTTGAAGTTGTTGGATTCTCCAAGAACCGCCCACATATCCGGCTGGGCTTTTTCCTTCTTCGGAGTTATCTTCCGGGGTAACTTCTTCTTTGGTGGATTCTGAGTTTTCATTTTGATTCCTTTGTGTGCGACCACAAGTCATTACTTGTGTTTATGTGATTATTAATACTGCATTTAGCAGTGTTTGGAGAAAGGATCGTTCCGATCTCTCGACCTTGGTAATAGATCGTAACTTTGCTGTGAATCTTTAAAGCCTCTTCAATGGATTTGAAGACATCAGACATTGACTGGTTGCTTGTTAAGAAAAGATTCATTCATCAACTCCTTTACTAGAATATTATAGAGAGCCAAACTGTTTTCTGTAATCTTGCCGTCAAGAATCTTACTCACATCAAAGTCTTTACGCTGGAGAGTTTTCAGCAGCTTTTCTTCGATTGTCTCCCTGGCATAGAGGTAGTAGTAAGTGCTGGTTTCCCCTGCAATGCCACGATTCAAGCCGTGTGTGCGGTCTTCGGCTTGTGTGTGCAGTCCGGGAACCCATTCGAATTCGATGAAGGCCGTAGTGCTGGTGGAATTACAACTCCAGCCAGTCCCCGCAGCCTTCATGTTGGCAAAAAGAATCTTGACGTTAGGATCTTTGTTGAAGGCTTGGAAACGCTTTTGCCGTTCCTCACCAACAACAGTCCCATTAACTAAAGTACAAATTCCTTTGTAGTGAGCAACAAGCGGTTCCATTACCGCCTTGTGAATACCAAAGACAATCAACTTCTTCCCAGTTAAAAGATAGTCATCAATCCATTCAATTATAGAATCATGTTTGAGCTGAGCTGCCAGCCGTTTCAAGTACCCAATTTGAGTAAGAGTTTCGACTACCAATGCAGCTTTGGCTTTCTCCCGTCCATGGTTGCGAACCATCCACTTCGCGAAGTCCTGAACCGCTTCTCGATATTCAGAAATCCGATCTATTTTTAATGGTAGTAAGATACGTTGCTTGTCCGGCAGATCCTTAAGTACATCTTTCTTTGTTCGTCGGATCATGTACTTTTTCAATCGTCGGTGCAGTTCTTTTGTGCGGGCAGCTCCAGAGAATTGCCATCCCCAGCGTCCACGGGTCGGCCGCGAGTACCGCATAGCATACTTGTAGAAGTGATTGAATTCTTTCGGATCAATGATGTTTAGGATACTCCAGAACTCAACTGCATTATTCTCAATCGGGGTTCCTGACAGAGCTACAATATGCTTACAATACCTACTTATCATTTGAACATGTTTTCTAGACTTGATATCCTTGTTCTTGATCTTCTGACATTCGTCAATGATCATCAACGCGGGTTGAAGTTGCTTGAATCCTTTAATATATCCAGCTAGGATTTCATAATTGATAATGTAAGTATGTCCTGGCCGCATGATCCGCTTCTGCTTCCTGCCAGAAAGGATAATAGCCTTGATTCCGAAATGCCGTTGGATCTCATCTGCCCAATTCCATTTAAGGTATGCAGGACAGATAATAACAGTGGTAGCATCTGCTCCTAAGTACTTTTGTTTGTACATATAGGATTGGACAGATTTGCCTAAACCCATATCATCAGCAAGCAAAACTCTTCCATTGTTTAAAGTATGGATTAAGTTAATGCCTTGCTTCTGATATGGGTATAGTTTCAACGTCATGTTAGACCTTCGGATAGTCAGTTGTGATTTCAAAAGTCCCGTCTTCCAGGGCTTTTGTTTTGTAATCGCAGAACAACGCAGGAGCTTCTACTAGCATAGTTTCCAGGAGAACATTTGCTAGCTGGCGGATCTCCCTATCTGCTCCTGCACTTCCCCTCTGTTCCAGGAAATGGCGAATCGCTCTGGCATTCGCCGTCACGAAGATCTTGGTTTCCGTCGCATTGGGTAATACAGAGCGAGCAGCTTGGTTAGCTTGCTTCCTGGCATCCGTTCCTTTCAATCCCTTGTCTTTGAGTTTCTGTTGAAGTCGCTTGCTGCACTTGGCATAGAAATCCCTTGCTCGAATAACGCATTGCAGCCATTCTTCGTACAGTAAAGGATCTTGCTCAATCAGATCAGGAACCACAAAAGAAACATCTTTGGAGTCAACGAACCTTTGACTAAGCTGAGAATATCCCATGCCCGCACGATGCCTAATCAATTCATGAGTAAGAGACCTACTTACATCAGTGAAGAGAAAGTTCCAAACACCGTGTTCAAATACTGAACCGTGCTTTGACTCTTTAATATGTTCAATGTAGGTTTTGTTGCCTCCAGGTCGGGGACACTCAAACGACATGTAACAATTTCCGGAAAAGTGAACTTTTCCATTTCTTCGAATATACACAATTCCATTATTAGTAGTAGGACAATACACCTTTCCAATATAAGAAACTTTTTCTATAGATGATCCAGATCGAACGGCAGGATTCCCCGCTTTCTTACTGACGGTCCAACAAGGAACATCATTGGTAACTTTGCATGTTATGTATGAAGAAAATCCCATTTTACATAACATTTCTTGCAATTGTCCTGAAACAGTAATAGATCCAGTTGAAACAATTTCACGTCCATTTTTGTATCTATGACCGTCAGTTTTTACAAGTATAGACCAAATCACACGCAGCTGTTCTTTTGGAAGATTCATAACCCATTGAGGAAATCGTTTGGCTCTAAAGCCACGTCCGCATTCTTTTTCAAACCAATGGGCTAAAACTTTTCCTCCATTTATTTTTGTACGTTTGCAGCCATTTCTTTTATCTTCGCAAACGTTAGTTTTAAAACCCAAACCTTGAGCTAAAGTGCAAATTTCTTTGAACTCTCTTCCATAAATGACTATTCCATGTCCAGTCCCTTTAGCTGAACAAATTGAACCATTAGCTATGTAATGAGCTACTAATTCTGAAAGTAGTTTAGTATTTTTTATTTTTATAGGTTTTAATAAAGTTGTAGATTCTCCATATTTATTATATTGATTGCTTATAATTTGATTAAATTCTACAGCTGGAAATATAATTTTTTCAGGAAACTCTCCGGTCCAGTTTTCTGGAGCTGTGATAATTTTAAATCTTTTTCCTGGTAAATCTTTGGTTTGAATAAAATTAAAATCTTTCCAGTCGAATTTACCCCCAAGAGAAACAAATTGTCTGTGCTCTGGAGTTACTGCAAAAGAAACATCTCTACCTTCGGTAGTTAATAAATTTCCTTTATAGTCATACTCATGATATGCTATAGGTTTTTGGTATTCTAAGTGTCGTGTCTCGGGATTCAATGTGGCGATCTCGTCGGCTATTGAAACTTCCGAAACAGGCTTCCACCCTGTTCTTGTTAACAATTCTGTTCGATCGTCGAAGCAAGTCCTCCCCGCAGATTCTGTAAGTACCTGAGCTGGAATATCCGTATCTGACTGCCAGTTGATATTGTGGTCAGCAAGAAATTTTGCCATCCCTGACTGGCGAACTTCCTGAGCACCTAACAGATAAACCTTCGGCTTACTAACTATTTTGGACATCGTTTCCTTTCAATTGTTGTTGCTGGTTGTTGTCAGCGTTGATAGCATCTTGAAGCATCCTCCCAATGCGTTCTTCAAGACTCTTGTGATCGATACCGTCAGCATTGACCACCTTCGGTGGAGTCATACCAGTTTGATTCTGGTATTTTCCCTTCTTGTCTGCATAGCTAGTTCGGCAGGTTTGCTCTCCCTTGATGAAGATACATTGCATGATACCTTCATTCAAGTAAACCCGAATCGGAAGATTGGTAGTATTGGACAATTCAACAGTCCACTTACCAATCCATTCAGGTTCCCCAGGAGTTACATTCACAATCAAACCACAATTTTGTACTATTACACCTGCATCTAATGCAAAATTTCCTGTTTCTGTTGCAGTTAAGCAATAAACATCTTCTTCTTTTTGAGAAACATTAGAAACAATTATAACTGAATGATTATTTTGTAATTTTTTTTCTTTAAAAGCCTTTATAATGTTAGGAAATCTCCTAAAAGCAGAACGATCTACTTTTAATATTTTAGAGGCTCCTCTAATAGTTCCACTTTCAAGTAAAGCTTGAGTGAGCGTTTCTTCAGTTATATCAGAACGCAGATTCAAGTTTCTAATTACTTCTGCTTGTCTGGACCTTCCTTCCTTTCCACGTGACTGCCACATTTTATCTCTAGCTTTTTTACTAACCTCTTTTCCTTCTTCAGTTGAATAGAATTTTTTTCTAGAAGCCCCTGCTTTTTTAAATACTTCAGAAGTATGTAATATTTTTAAATGATTAATTTTATTTTCTGCATTGCTCCAATAATTTTTTGATTGTTGGCTTAAATCTTTTTCTTTATTATGTAACTTTGTATGTTCAATCGCAGATATTCTTTCAATGTTTTTTGGATTATTATTTCTTTTGTTTCTATCTTTGTGATGTATGTGATCGTCTTTTTTTCGGGGTTTTAGTTTTCCATTTCTGGTAAGCATAGAATCTACCATTCGTGACACTGGCAAAAATTTTCTATTGAATGGATCCCATACTCTTTCATAACCTTTGGCAACACTCGTATAGAGAGGAAGAAGAGAATCTCCATCTATCAGTTGATCGGCCCGTTTTGTTTTTCCGGATCGTAAATAAAATAAATGATCAGGAGTACATTTTATTTGTTGATTGTTATCTAAAGTAACAATCATTACTTTTTCCTTTCCTATTTTTCTTGGAGCTATTAATTTTTGAGCAATGTATTTATTTTTATTTATATCAAAACCAAATCCATAAAATGATTTGTTAGATAATAAATATTGATCACTCATTTCTTTTAGACTGGGAGAAGTTCCATCTACAAGTTTTACTTTTGTGTCTCCAGAGAAACAGCGAGCATATGTACTCTTACCTACAACAAGGCATAGATATTCACGTGGGATGTTGAACTCTTCTACAGTCTCGCAGAGAGCGAATCCATGTGGAGGAATGTAAAAATATTGGTCAGGACCCTCTGTGTAAATAGTTGGAGAAACTAAACACTTCGGATCAAAATTTTTAGGATTGATCTCTTTGGCATTTATCTCTGAAAATACTTTCAGATTCTTTGAACTGACCCGGGCATCATAACCATATGAAGTTAATCCATATGAAATGACTCCAGGGATCCTATCACCGGGAGCCATCGGGTTGATGAAATTTAAACTAGCAATCATGTGATCTGGCAATACCATTACTCGTCTCCTGAATATTTCTTAGGCATAGTGGGGTAACGTTCTTCAATCATCTTTTCAAGTTCTTCCATTGTCATGTCTGCTAATCCGTCTTCAGGATCGTCAGCATATTTTTTTCTTAGTGCTTCGTTGCAATCACAATTCTTACATAATCCAATAGTATTTTTCTTTTCTTCCGGAGTCATAGTCTTGCTGCAATGAATGCAGAACCGTCTATTTTTCCTTTTCATGTTAAGTACTCAGCAAGAACAAGAGAAATGGTTAGGTGGATTCTTAATGTTCTTATTTAGAATTAAACCTACGCTCTTCCAGAACGTCTCGGGATTTTCAATGGTCTCACTGCTGCTAAGATCACTTAGATAGATGTAGCCATTAGTCTTTACGTTTCCATCAGCATCAATGTCTTCAGAAATATCGTCCATCATCCGCTTGTAATTGACATCAGCTTCATCAGCCCAGTTTCGAAGATACTTCTCTGCTTCCTCTCGGGCTTTGGTAGCTCGGGCTTCGCCAAGAACAGGAGCTTTGCGATCGGTACGCGGAATCCCAGGATGATCCCAGTCATGCTTCAGACTGGTAATAGTACGGGGATATAAATGTAACCAGAATCGCTGTCCTTCTTCAACTGGTTTCTCCAAGTATGGATCGACAATACCAATAGTTAAGGTTTCCTTTCCAGTAAAAGCAACACCGTCGGAGTAGCAAATAGGCTGACCAGCAAATAGCTTGTGACCAGCAGTCGCGGAAATTACTGCAATGTGAACAGCATCTCGACCTTCAACACCGTCTGGTAAAATCTTTCCAATCGTCGACAAAGCATCCTTCGGGATTACATCTTCAGCCATGATCAGCTCCTGATTGCAAGATTATAAAAATGGTACATACTTTCAAGTTGATATCGGGGTCGGTTTTGTTTAATCCGAACCTCGTCTGATTGCATGAAAAGCAAAGCTTCCGTGCTCAGCGAAGCTTTCTTCTGTGTTCGAGTAAAGATCTTTCCAACTTGATTCCAGGCCAAGACTCCAGCAGCTCCAGCATTCAAAAGTAAATAATGAAGTGCAGAGTCGGGCACGAGTTTCATTTTAGCTTTATCAATTATTGTTTTTAATTGATAATCTAAAAGAATCTCCATTTCAGATAAACCGTTCTCCAACTCTAATCCAAATTTTTCTAAGTTAGTTGTCCTCATAAGAGTATTTTTGAATGGAATCATGCACTGTTCAGCCTTCATGACACCGCCGTAGATGTTCAGGCTTTTTCCGTGTGTGTTGATTGCGGTAATACAGATACGGGGTTGATAATCAGAATACCTGACTCCCAGCGAAGACTTGATATCAGCGGTAATACAAAGGTTGTAGAATCCATCCCACACAAAATAATTGACATTACTGTATTTGATTTTCTTACGATCACAAATAGAGTAGAATGTCTCAAGAAATTTATCGTGAGGAATCCCGCGAAACTTCTCTCGGGATTCCTCTAACAGATCTCGGGATACCTTTTTGAGTTCCCATTCAGTCAACATTCTTTTGGGGTTGATATTTAGCATTATCTCGGGGTCACTTTTTGACAATCTCGGGATCGGTTTTTAGATTTCGATGATTGGAGCATCAATCTTTTCGAATGAAAGACGTTGGTTAATCCTTTTAATAAACAAAAATAAATTACCAGTTTTTGTTTTTAATACAAAACGTTGTTCTAGATTTGGATCTGGATTGAAAAGATGACTGATAGACTGTTCGAGTTCTTTTAAAGCAGCGTCTCGTGCTGCTTCTTTTTCATCCATGATTTTTTCGTACTCATCTGCAACGAAAATTGCAGCGTCATACTCAGCATCAGCAGCGATGATTTTTTCTAGCGGTGACATATACTGTCCTCAAAATGTGACTCAGGAGCTTGGTAATTATAGTGGTAATAGGGTCTCAGTCAAGGTTTTTGGAATCGGGTAATATGGTAATAACCCGGTAATAGGGCCATGGGGGAAATTTGGCCTTGGTAATAATTGGTAATAGTGGTAATAACACGCGGGCGATAATTAGTGTGTATCGTTTATTATATCATTTAAAAAATCAATATAACTATTATACATTTCATCATAATATTGTTTATATAAACAATATAATTTGTGTTCTTCTATATATGCTAACCTATAATAGATAGTGCTTCCCGTTGCCATGATCAGTAAAACCAACAATAGATAATGCAAGCCGTCCATTAGATAGTTCCTTTCGAGTTAGATACCGCCGAGGCTCCAGGCGGAGACTATCCAATCGGCAGATAGCGATTTCATCAGCAATGCCTCTAGATTCGTTTTAAATCGATTTAGACAGGCAAGTCATACTAGATTGCCTATCGCATGTCGATCGTTCGCCTAATGCGAAAATTCGAGACATCGGAGAAATCCTATTCCAGCCAAAATAGGTGATCCGCCCCATGCTCGAAAAAAGCCCGTTTGTTATTTACAAAGTATTTGTGGATATCTGTAAACTTAGCCTTATGTCCGACAATATACCCAATCTCCGGACTATCCCATATCCACATACGTATAAACAATTTAGTGCATATTTCATAACTAACGTCATAATATAATGTAAAGAATGCCGCTTGTTGATTAATATATGCTACGTTGTCATTATACTCAATAGGAATTCCCTTATCATCTTCAATAGTATACACTTCCGTACGATAGTTTATCATTGTGTATGGCATGGCTTAGATCCCATAGGAGAATAGGAGAAACAAAAAAAGGAAATGGGAA